AAATAATATAAAAAAAACAAGAAATAATAAAAGAAAATCAAGAATAATAAAAAGTCAAGAAAAAATAGGTTCAATATTTGATAAAATAGAATATTTATGTAATCAATTAAATTACGATGTTATGAATAATCAAATAAGAGTTATACTTTTATTTATATTAGAATGCATTTTTATAAAATGGATTATTACTGAAAATATAAATATAAATCATTTTTTTACTAAAAAATCTGCAAAAATAAAATTAGAAAATGGTCATGATTCATTAATGAAAACATTACATAAATATGGTGTTGATTTAGATGATGTGATTATTAAAGTAGATGGTAATATAGTAGATATAAAAGAAAAAAATATGTCTGTATTTATAGATAAATCAAATATAGAATATCCTAGTTATACACATGTTTTTGAAAAATTAAATATAGTATATAATATATCTGATTCTAATACAAAATTATATGAAGTTCCTGAAAATTATATTATTGAATGTGTAGATATTTTTAGTGGAATAACTAACTTTATTTCGTGTAAAGAGTACATCCAGAATAAAACAATAAAACAAATAATATCCATTTTAAATGAAAATGGAGAAAAAATATATTATACAAAATATTTCTATGTAATTTTACAAGAAGAAACAAAACCAATTTTATTTAAAAAACTATTTATTGATATACCAACATATTATATATTTCATAATAAATATGATGAACCATTTGTTTGTAGTAGTAATGTTTATAATAAAATAAAATTTTTTACAGATGAATTAAATTTAACTTGTATTGACGAAACATCACTATACAAAGTTGGTGGAATGTTTGAAGAAGATACTCCAAGTCAAGAATCGTTTCCATTTACACAAAAAGAAGTAGTATTGAAACAACCAAAAGTATTAGAAGCAGAAGAAGAAGTAGTATTAAAAGAACCAAAAGTATTAGAAGCAGAAGAAGAAGTAGTATTAAAAGAACCAACAGTATTAGAGAAAGAAGAAAAAGAAATAGTAGATGAATATGATTTTGATAAATATTTTGATACATTATTTCATACAGAACTAGATGTATTATCACAAATACCTCCAAAAATTGCAGAAGAAGAAACATTAGTTGTAAAAAAAGGAATTGAAGAAGAAGGAACATTTGCAGAAGAAGGAACATTAGTTGTAAAAAAAGGAAAAGAAGAAGAAGGAACATTAGTTGTAAAAAAAGGAAAAGAAGAAGAAGGAACATTAGTTGTAAAAAAAGGAAAAGAAGAAGAAGGAATATTTGCAGAAGAAGAAGAACAACAAAGTAAAAAAAGAAAATGTATTAGTGAACCAATTGATATTAGAGATTATACTATTGTAGATCCACAAATAGATATTATTTCGTTAATACCAATAGAAGGTATTATTGAATATTTTTCTAAAGTTTCTAAAAACCCAGTAATTCTAAAAATATTAGGTTTAGAACCAGAAAAAGAATCGTATAAAATTGATCCATCACGAACATTTAAACCATACTCTTCTATTATTATACCAAATACACAAAGTATAGTAAGTCAAGAAATAGTTGGTAATTGTTGGGTATTTGCATATTCAAGAATAATAAATAAGTATACTCAACTTATAAATACAATTATTTGTAGTGAATTAGGTATTGAAATACCTAAAACATTAGATATGACTATAGACAATAATGAATTGTATAAATATTTGTCATTAAAATTTTTAAATATGACATATATTATAGGAACAGCAAATCCAACTACAGGTCTACTTATAGAAGGATGTATAAATAAACCAAGTAATGATACATTTGTAGAAATTAAAACTGAAATTGAGTTATTTCATATTTCTAAGCGTCTACCGCGAGATCCAATTAAAATTAAAGAATATAGTATTTGTTTTATGAATAGATTAGTAAATCTAATGTTCCATCTAGTATCATTTGATTCTATTAGTTTTTCTTCTCCAGCAGTAAGTACAGGTTGTAATCTTACTGCACAATCGTGTTTAAGAAATAATGCAGTTTATTGTTTGAGAGCGAATGATTTTGGTAGACCAATAATGGATAAATATGCTGAATTATATGTAACACAAGTTAAAGATATACCATATGTAATTAGATTTTGTAAAAAACAAATGGAAATTTTTTATGGAACAAATACATTTATGTGTAAAGATATGCTTATACCATTGGAATCGTTAGAAAGAAATGGATATGTAGATTTATTAACAAAGAGCCGTGTAATACAACAAAATATATATGGTCGTTTAGCACCGAGTTTAAAAGGAAGTTTAATAATACTTAGAAAAATACCAGTAAGAGATGATACAAAGCCTGGCTGGCCATTTATTATAAGAAATTCAAAACTGGATTTTACATCTTCTATTGAAGGATGGAATTTAGAAATATCAGGTGTTCGTAAAACGTATTATAGAGCTGAGCCACCTAATCGTATTTTATCTACACCTATAACTTCTCAAACACGTTCATATAAAAATTATAATATAAATGAGGTAATAGAACTTATTAAAGTTTTATTATCAAATGGTATATATATAGAACTTACATGTGAATTAGATATGGCAATTTTTAAATGGCGTGGGATAAGGTTTGCAGGTTTGGATCATCCTGTACATGCTTTAGTTTTTACAAAATATACTTATAACACTGTATCTAACACTAGGATTTTTAATGTTGAAAATTCGTGGAAAGAGATAAATCAAATAACAGAAATGACAGAAGCAGATTTATTAATATTATTAGAAAATAATCTTGCTTCAATATCATTTTTTTATCCAGGTTATGAAATTGATATAGATGCATTAATTATTGGGGCTAAACGAATATGGCCAGTACGTGTATCTGTACCCTAAAATAATGTATTCATATGTTATAATAATATATGAATATATATATGAATATTAAAACAAAAAAAACAAACATAGGTGGTGGTAATACAATGGCAACACAACGTAGCTATATTCATCCTTTAAAAGATATTTATTCTCTACAACAAACAAAAAAGAAACAAATAAAAAAGAAACAAACAAAAAAGAAACAAACAAAAAAGAAACAAACAAAAAAGAAAAGTATTCATGTTAAAAAATCAACAATTATTCCATATAAAACAGAAATAGATAAAATAATGCAATTATGTCAAGTTATTCAAACTGAAATGAATGACGATATTACTAATATATTTTATTATCAATTACAACAATTATTAATAAAATTGTATAAAACTGATAAATTATACATGAAAAAAACTCGTATACAAAAATATAAATTAGAAAAATTGGATATTCATTATATAAATAAAATAAATAAAATTCTTAAAAAAAATGGGATAATTTTTAAGAATATTATTCTTCATGATAAAAATAATACACCTTTTTTATTATCAAAAACATCACAGTATAAATTTAAGTTAGATTTTAAAACATTTCATAATGTTTCTTGTGATTTAAATTGTATTTCTAGAGAAATAGTAGATGATGTGAAATGTGATTTTTATTTATTAACAAATATATTAGGTGATGTAATTGAATATATTCCTTGCGATTGTAAACCGCAATATATTTTAATTGATGATAAAAATGAAAAAACAAAGATATTAAATATTCAAAGTATAAAACCTTTAAAATTAATTACTAGTTTTGGTGAAATTCCAGAAGATAAATTAATATATCATATTCCACCAATATTTAAAAAAAGTGATAATATAATAAAAATAGATGAATCAGTCTTATTTCCATCTCATTATACAGATGGTGTAAATCAAATACCAATACCACACGGAAGTAAATTAATGTATAGTTATGAAGATAATACAGGATTTCTTGAATTATATATACAAGGCGATGATGTATTAATTAATGAAATGCCATTTTTAAGTAAAATTAATTTAAACCAATTTTTTATTGGACCAATGTTATTAAAGGTGGATTGTAAGGTTTTTAATGAAAATAAATATAAATTAGATTATACTTCTTATTCTAAAGCAATTACAGTTCGTGATTCAAAAAATAAGACTATATTTTATATACCAATTACAGACTCAAATATTCGTGAATACGATATTACATTTATGAATATATTTACAGGAGATATTAAAACGGTTAATGCAAAAGATTATATAGAATATTATACACAATTAAAAGATCCAATAAATGACAAGTATATAATAGGAATTACATTTCATGGTAGAAATATATATTGTAGAGAACATATTTATTCAATACAATATGATAAGAAACATCAACCGGATTTGGATTCAAGAATAACAATTACTATACCAGAAAATTTTTTATTTGAATATAATGGTAAAGAATATGTGATTCCATCATTGGTTTATAATATAGTATCTGCAATAATTCATGTAGAGAAAGATTTGAAAAATATAAGTGAATTAAAACCAAAATCAACATTATCTAAAAGTCAAATAACTACAATTTTAGAAAAATTAATTAGTAATGATAATGGTAATGTTTTAAAAGGTGGTATGGATCATATTATAGAATCTAAACCAAAACGTCTAAGAGGAGTAGAAGAAGAAAAAAAAGAATATGCAATTGTTGCAGTCATTGATGAAAACACAAAAGTATCTAAATTTCCAAGAAAAGGTCTAGTAAATGTTGGCATAGAGTTTCCTGATATAAGTGAACAAACAGATGGTCTACAATTAGCACATACAGTTAGTAAAATAAGTGGAGAAGAAACTATACAGAGAGAATCACACGTCAGTGAAGTAATGGAATTATTTATACCATCTGTTCCTTTACTTCCAAGTGTTTCACCATCTGTTCTTTTACTTCCAAGTGTTTCACCATCTGTTCTTTTACTTCCAAGTGTTTCACCATCTGTTCTTTTACTTCCAAGTGTTTCACCATTAAAAAAAACAAATTCAGTTCAAGTAAAATCAATTACATACTCGCAAAATTCTGTAGGTTGTTGTTGGATATGGTGTTCCCTTAGACTTTATTTTAATGAAGTAATTCAAAATATTTATAAAATATACGAAATTAATAAAAGCAGGGATCAAGAATATATATTACCTAATGAATTATTAATATTATTATTTATACCACCTACTGATTTATTAGAATATATATCAAGTCAAATGTTAACAACTGACTATTTTGTTGGAACACTACAAGGAGATGTTCCTAGTGCAACTGATTTTCCTATTGATGAATTAAAACAAATTATTAAACAAAAAATGATTGATTTTTATGAGAGTAAAGGATGGATTATAGATGAGATGAGTGATGAATATCCAGAAATAATGATTAATCCAGAAACAGGTGAAGAAGTAACACCAACAGAAGATGATCCATCTATTATTATTGGAATGGGATTTATTGATAAATGTCTAGATTATTTTTTTACGAGATTTGTTTTTTATATATGTTTTCATTTTTTATTAGATTCAATTACACCTCATATAGCAAATACATCAAAAATTCCATTTATTCGTGAGAGGAGTAGTGAGGTAAATTATAAACTAAGAGGAGGATGTTTTGAAAAGGATACAACTTTATTACTTACAGATCAATTATTTGTTGAAAAACGTTCTATAAATGATATTTTAACATATTGGACAGAAAATATGAAAACTAGATATATATTGTCAAGTGATGATTTATCTGTATATACTAGTATGGTTCAACCAATAGATAAATTAACTATAAATGGATATTTTGCTTACTTATCATTAATGTTTGATAAATTAAAAGAAGAAGAACAAAAAGGAACTTTTCCATTATTGGGAAATGTAATAAGTATTCATTCACCAAAAACAGTTAATTCATGGCGTATATATTATAATTCAGTAAGTAAATCTATAAAAACAGTAGTGTTAGAAGATGTAATTGGTATAATAAAGCAGGTGGGTAAGAGTGGTAAATATGGAATATTATCACTATATTTAATATTAGACACACCTGCAAAAAGAATGGCAACATTAAAAATATTACCATTTATAAATATGAGACAACAAATACTACAACATTCAATGATATTTGGTGGTTATGATGAATTAACTGACAAAGTTACTATTGTAAATAGTTGGGGTAATAAAAATCAATATAATTTAGTATCTATAACAGATTTAACTGAGTATATGTTGGTAGCAGACATTAATTTTAATTTTATGTCTAGTAGAACAATTGATGAAATACTAACAACTGGATTATTTATTTAAAATCTATTTTAATCCAGATAAATTAGAAATAAAAAATCTGAATGTATCTAATTATTTCATGTAAAAATTAATGTTATTCTTTAATAATAATATTAATTAATTATATGTCTATTATTTTACCATATTTACATGATGATGATGATACTGAATCAAAACAATCGGATGGTTTGAGTGATCCACATGATGAGGTTTCTTATGTAAAAAGTTATCTTGTAAAAAAACACCAGGAATATTAGATGTTCATGAAAAAACGAAAATTTCACCAACATATATTGGCGTAGATCAAGAAAGAATAGGTAATTGTGGAATGTGGGCGTCAAGTAATATATTATTAAATTTTATAAATTATTCTATATTTTATTATAATAAGTATAATCGTAAACAAAAACATTATTTACAATTACCAAATGAAATTATTGATAAAATAAAATTTATATTTACAAGTACATTTATACTTAATATAATAGAGAGTGAAATAAACAACAAAAATGGATATAATCTGTTAAATGAGACTATAAGAGATATAAAAGATATAGATCATAGTAAATATCAAATTATTATACATATTTTTATAATTTATTTCTTTTGTATTATAGTTCTAGATGATATAGTTAGATTTAAAGTAAATAATGATACTTTTACTTTATATAATAAGGAAAAATATAATAGAGAACTATTACATAGAGCAAATTTGAGTAATACTATGGATTTATCATGTATACCAACATTTTATGATAGAGGTGTAAATATAGATGATTATTTATATTTTTTTAATATGTTATATTTACAACATAAATTACCATCTGAACTTATTGAGAATGTAAAAGAAATACTTAGTAAAAAAAGAAAAGATAATAATTTGAAATATATACCCTCTGAATTTATATCATATTTAGATAAATTATTTATAGATTTAAATACAAGTTGTCATTTATCAGGTATTCCTATATATATAGAGAAAGTTAGATATGATTGGCATTTAAAAAAGGGTGAAAAGGTTATATCAACATATAACACTCAACAACTATTGAATATTTTAAAAAAAATATTAGAACTTGGAATATATATAAAAATTGCAGTTAATATAACTGAAAAATCTAAATTGAAAGTAATGTTTCCTGACCCAAGTAGTTATGAGTGTAGAAGTTGTGATCATGCAATGGTTATTAAACAATATTCTAATAGAAATTTATATATAGAAAATTCTTATGGTGAAAGTTATAAAATAATAAAATTAACTGATGAAGAATTTAAATATGAATGTAGAATTGATACATTTTTATCTTTTTTCTTTATTTATCCAATGGTAAATAATATTTCTAGTAGATTATTAAATTATTTTAATTATTTACGTATTGGAGGTCGTACACGAAAAAATAAATTAAGAAAGATGAAAAATAAATTAAATCGTAGTATAAAAAAATAAATATTATTATACAATTGTAATGATATTTAATAAATTTATTTTTTATTTCATTAATAAAAAATAAAATTGAAATTATTTTTGATATAAAAGATATATTATTAGTTATTGAAATGTTTAACAAAATTTTTCAACAAGCAAAACACTTTATTACGAATGTGGCAGGAATTTATATCGGATGGATTATTTTACATACGATTGCAGCAAATTTGTATCCAGTTTATTGCGCGGAGTTGAGTATTTGGGGGATGATCAAGTCGGCATTTGTGGCACCTGCGCCTCATTGTCAAGCGTTACGATGGGTAATTAACAACGGAGGTTCAATGATTAATCAAATGTGGATTGTTTTTGGGACATGGATTTGTGGAAAGTTTGCAGAAAATATGTTTTTAAAAAAAGATGAATGAATTGTATTATTTTTGTAATTTAATTAAATTTTATTTTTTAATGTGATATTAAATAGTAGCGTAAGAAGATAAACTTTGTGTATAAGGGTTTGATTTAAAAGCATTTAATATATCTGGTTGAATACGAACGACATTAATATCATTTTCTTGATAACACTGTTTTCCTTTTATAGGAGCAATATTTTCTGCAAAAGGGGATTGAGAAATAATAGAACATGGATCACCCCATTGTCTTGGATTTTCTCTATCTGTATCTAATCTACTAATGTTCATATTCATTTGTTGATTAAAAATTTGTGTTCCTCCTTGTGGTGTATAACTTACTTGGACTGCTTCTAATTTATCATTATTATGTTGATTATAATTTGAGTCATAAGACATTTGAGCATTATTAATGGATTCAGCACTACCCATATAACTACAATTAGTAGTATCACGTTGATTTGCTACAGGTTGTTGATTATGTAATACGTGTTGTTTAGATGATTGATTCCCAATATATGTATCAGGAGCGAATAATGTAGTTTGTTTTACTGTGACAGGTGCGTTATTTCCTGGAGAATTAATATAACTATTAGGAACATTTGAACCTGATAATCCATAAATTCTTAAATTATCACCATATTCTTCTTTTCTAGTAGGTCGTAGAATATCCATAATAGGAGCAACAACAGCACCAATTGCTTGACTAAATGAACTTCTAAAAGTATCAGGTTGAGAAACAGTTGACCTATTATTTTCATAATTGGTCATACTTTTTAATAATAATTCTTTATCATCAACACCATTTCCTCTACCAATGGAGCGTCCATGTGCAACATCGTGTGTAGGGATGGCTACTTTTTTAGAAGGTTTAATAATAGGAGTACAATAACTTGCGGTTTTAATATTATTTGCAACACCAGCGTAAGAAGTAGAGAGACTATTTCTATTAGTATCACTACTTACTTCTTCAATTGGTCTTAACATGGGTCCAATTTCTTGTCCGGTAGTGGTTAACCATCTGTCTTGTGTTTGAATGAAAAATGTATCAGGTCTATATTTTTCTGTTTTTCCCAAAATTCCAACATTTTTTATAGGTGCATTTGCAGGACCTTCTAAATTTTCATAAGTATATTCTAATTTGGGATTGGTAAGAACACGAAGTTCATCTACTGTTTTAGGTAGCCAAGCATTACGGTCTTCCATTCCTGAATTATATCCTCCACTTCCTTTTGTAGTGTATCCTTTTCCTAATCCAGGTCCAACATTTTGTGTTTCAAATGGTTTTACATTTGCATTATTCATACCAGGATTAACTCTTGATTGAAAAAAATCAGACCAATTAGGTGTTCCGTGTGCCCAACTAATATTTTTTTCAGGTTTAAATAAAGGTGCTTGTTCTATTTTTTGAATGGTTTGACTTCCTACACCATTCATATTATCTAATAAAGTTTCATTAATGTTCATTTGATAAATTTGACCTTTTACTTTTCCGTTATTGAATGGAACCATATTATTATGTTTAAATTCAGTAGAATCCAAATAATTACCAGTTAAAGAATATATATCTTGAATTTGATTTCCAGTATGTTTTCCTTGAATATTTTGATTTTCAAAATAATTTTGATTAAAATATTTATCTGTTGCAGTATTTGGGTTATCATATTTATAAACCGTATCTGTTAATTCACCTACATTTGTAACTGGATAATTTTGAGGAGGAATATTTTGATTGGGTAAATAATTTGTTTTCTTACCCATATTTGTAAATTCTTCTTTACTTATTCTTTTTATTCCATTTTTTAATCTAATATTTTGTGCCTCTTGTGTATTTTGAAGAGTTTTATTTTCTTGGTTAGAAATAACATATGCTCCAGCTAAAGCAATAAATGGTATTGCAAATTCCATAATATTATATATATTATTTATTATTAATTATATTTTGGAACATGAATTAGATTGATTACACAGAACTGGACCACCAGGATAACCTATACTTCTAGGTGTAACTGTTAATGGTGTGTATTGATTTGAAAAATTACATGGAACTTTAGCAACATAATAATCCTTTTCTAAAATTCGTGTACTCAAATTATTTAAAAAAGGCATACATGTATTTTCTTGTGGGTTTAATGGCAAATAATACCAATCTACTTGTTCCAAATCACGTGCTGTCCAAGCAGGCATAATTGCTCTTGATTGCTCTGTATACATTTTATCATTTGTTGGATACATAATAGGTGATGAAGGATATACATATCTAGTATATTCATCTTTTCCTAAACAGTCTCTACTTAGAGGACGATTCACTCCTCTTAATTCATTATCTATATTAATTAGATTTGTTCTTAGATTACCTCCCCATTTTTGAGGTATAATTTGGGGATCTTCTATAAAACTAGGGTATTCACCTAATCCAGGAACATTTAATCTGTATCTTCCTTCATCAGTCATCTGTTGTAATTTTTTACTAATCCTACAAGGATCTGAATTAAATCTTGTTTCAGCCATAATATATTTAACAATAAAAATATTATGAAAATAATTTGGTTTATCTATATTTTATAATAGAATTAATATAATTTTTATCATAAATAGCAATACGTGTTGTTCTATCCCATGTGCTATAATTAACAAGTATTCTTTCTTCTTCTACTATAATACTTAAACAATATTCAATTGGTTCATTTTCAAATGAAAAAGGTGCAGAATATCGTAATATATTCATATCGTTATCAAAAATAATAAAAACATGATAATAATGTCTTGGTGTTTCATAAGATACAATGTGTGTAATAAACCAAATTTCATTTTTATAATGAAATCCATTTGTAGAACCTCTAAACCTAGAAAAGTAGAGAGGCGTTTCTTTTTTCTCTACAACATTTAATTCATTATTATTTAATTTACAAATAGTCAATGGATGCCATTTATATATAATATTATTTTCATTATTTGAATTTTTATAATAAACCCAATTCTTTTCACATTTATTATCTTCAAATGTTGGAACTGAAAATTTTGCATTTTCTAATTTATTATATGTTCCATTTACAATCATTATTTTGTCTTTTTCTCTGTTATAACATGTTGCTAAGAATAATATATTATCATCATCCGTCTTGAAAATTCTTACATCTTCAAGACCTACTATATGTGCTTTTTCTACATTATTGAATTTTAATAATGTTTCATTTATTATACTAAAGTTTTTATCCAATTCTATTAATTTATTTTGACTAATAACTGCTTCTTTATAATCATAGTGTTGTCTATCATCTAGATGATAATTAACAAAACGTTGATTTAATAAATATCCATCTCCTTGTTGAATCATACAAGAAGATGATGAAGTAAATATATGATTTACATCAAACAAATTATCTTGAAATTTAGAATCTAGTATTATCATTTCTTTTTTATCTAAAACATTTTTATAAAATTTCATATTTAAAAAAAGTCTATTAATTTCATTATGATCATTACAATTATTTAAAACAATAATGATTTCATCATTTATATTTTTTATACCCAAGTAATAAGCAATAATTGTATACTCTAAATATATTTTATAAGTATAAATATTATATTCTGTAAATAAATATTCCTTATAATTCGGTTTTTTGTTTAATACTTCAATCGCTATGTCATAATATATTTTGGATAATTTTTGTTTTCCTATAATTCTATAATGTTCAATAATATGATATAATCCTTCAACTCTATTATTAAAATAATTATAACCTAACAATAAATAATAAATTGCTTTCTCTATTTCTCCCAAGTGTTTATACGCCAATCCTATTCTATAATGACTATACCACACTTCTTGTTCCCATCCGCCTAATTCAATCCTTTTTTTATACATTTCAATTGCTTCATTATATTTTCCACAATCATTATAACTATTTGCTAAATAAAAATGATATCTATCATTTTTAGGCTCACATTCTATTCCTTTTGTTAATAATTTAATATCTCTTTCAAATTTATCACTTTTTGAACCTCCATCACCAATATCACATATAGTAATGTTATCTTCTTTTAGTTGTAGAAATACTGTTCCATTTGGATAACTTATATATTCATGAGTTACACCTTTATAATTAAACAATCCATTATTTTTTACAATTCTTGTATTTTTATAAATGATAGTTCTATTCTTTTGATAAATATAAAACGCATCATAATTACATAATAATTCTTTATTAAAATTATTTATTTTTAATAGCATATCTGCATCTAATAGTAAAACATAATCACCGCACCCTATACATGCATTTAAAGCAAAATTTCTATTGTATTCAAAATTTTGGAATGGTTCATATACCATTTTTCCTGGAATATTTTTTTCTTTAAAAAAAGAAGTAATAATTTCATCTGTCTTATCTGTAGAACCAGTATCGCATATACAATAATAATCTATAATAGAATAAACTGATTCTAGTAATCTTTTAATAATAAGACTTTCATTTTTTACAATCATATTTAATACTAATGTTGGCATTTTAATAAATATTAAAATCTATTTATATTAATTGATTGTTTTATTATTAGAAGAATTTTTGGAAGAATCACTTATCTGAACATAACGATTATTTAAATTTTGTTCCATTTCATCCAATTTAATTTCATCTTCTACATCTCTAGTTATTTTTAATCCACAACAATTTACTTCTTTAAATTTAAACTTGTAGAGAATAGAAGAACCTTTAAGAATACATCCAATTACAGATGTAATAAAAAAACTCCAAAAAACAGCATCAAATACATTATCATCCATATATATATTATATTTTATTTGCTTATATAAATGATATTTGATAATATTTCATTGCAAGGTAAAATAATATTTTCTGTTATATGCGCTGGATTATGGATATTTTTTAGAACAGATAAATGTTATGAAATGTTACCAAATCATTCTATATTTCCAGTTATTTTTGTAATGGGAGGTGTTTATTTAAATTATTATGACCCAATTTTTCTTCCTTTATGCTTATTATTATTGTATTGTTATACAGGATTTATTAACAATTAATAATAAATAAAAAATTATTATTTATTATTATTTATATTATTTTTATTATTATTCATATTTAATAAATTACATGCATTAAATTACGATATGATATCCAACATAATAAACAACAATTTAATCCTTGTCCATCAAATGCATTTGTCCCCCAACTATAATTTACATTTGTTAATCCAATATTCATATTTATCGCAAATTCATCATCATTACCATAATAACGAATAAAACGTCTAATCAAATATCTATTAGCATCTCTTGTTCTTTGAATACCACAAAATGGACAATTTTGATGTGTATTAAAATCATCATAATTCATTGATATTTGACGAATTGCTACATTTCTTTCCGAAGCAAAATGTTCATTTGTTTCTCTATATTCAGCATCCAATATAAAATTTCCATCTTGATATATTCTTATTTCTTGTGCAGTAATATCAAACCATCTTCGTCCATTAAATAAATGTGTAGTTGGTTCAACATTTTCACCTTCAAATATAATTTCTCTTTCTCCTGGAATTAAATCATAATAATCAAATGCATCTATCATGAATTCGTGAATATACTGATTGTCATGTTGATTTATGTTATATTGTAAATTATTTTGTATAATATTTTCTGGTTGCGGAGTCATTAATTGTTCTCTACATATAGGACATTTATTAGTTGTTTCTCTAATTCTTGTAAAACACATTCCACATAATGCGTGGTCGCAATTATCACCAATGTCTCTTGCTTCCATATACATATAACAGACAGGACAATCTGTTTCTGGATCCATAACTACCTCTTCTTCTTGGACGACTTGTTCTTGGACGACTTCTTCTTGGACAATTTCTTCTTGAACAATTTCTTCTTGAACAACTTCTTCTTGAATAACTTCTTCTTGAGCAAAATCTTCAGCCAAATTGGTTGGAACGATATTGAATTGAGACATTTTGATTGTTGGGTGTTTCTCTTATGTATCATTATTACTATCATTATTTGATTCAATTTTTTATTTGTGTATAAATTGAATTGAAATTATTTAGAAAATAAATTACAAGAAAACTTTATAAATGATTTGAATGAATTATAATTTATAATTAAATTATAATTCAAATTTTAATAAATGACCTATTTATATAAATATTCTCGAGATCATTATTTTTGTTAAATATCAGCCAAATATTTTATATTATTATTTTTTCTTCATTATGAACCATCTATTAAGATGATTAGTTTCGTTATATATAAATTCACAATTAAAAAAATTACATATTTCCATTAATAATTCATTATTGTATACATAATGATGCAAACATCTATTATTAAAATTATCCAAACTTCGTTTTGTAAAATCACCCAAATTTCCAGCTGGTAGGTCCAAACTTAAATCGTGATTTTTTAATATTTCTGGGAGCGTAGATAAATCATCTTCTCCTATATTTTTTTCGTATTGTAAAAATAATGTTGAAAACTCCGAATAATTTCGTTTATGGTCAAAACAAACCGATTTTTCTGGAACAATAATAATAATATACCCCCCTTTTTTAATTATTCTTAACCATTCATTAATTGCTTTTAATGGATTTGCAATATGTTCTAATACATGAGAAGAAAAACAAAAATCATATGTCTCATCTTTAACACTATAGATATTTACTGCGTCATTAACAATAATTTTTCCTCTTTTATTATCATAATAATTATATTCGTCTGTATAATTAGACCAGATGGTATTTTTTGAAAAAATAACATTATCTATACTATTTGCGTTTTTATAAATAGTAGTAGCGATTGCTGAAGAACCTCCTATTTCAACTCCCAATTTATTAGTTGTTATTTTAATTAAAGTTTCATTTAACATATACTATAAATATAATAAAAATAAATAATTATAACGCAATGAAGTATAAAAATAAGGTAATGTGTCAAACAAAGTTTCACTTAAATTATTATTTGTGTATAAAATCTAATATATATATATGTTTAAAAATAAAACACAGAAAAGAATTGCAAAAAAGAAATGTGAAAATAAATTTTGTAAATTATACACAAAAACACGTATGAATTTGTTTAAACCATTACACCCAATTAAGAGTAGTAAGAGTGAAAAAAATAAATATAAAAAGGATCTGATGAAATCATGTAAATATATATTTTGTAATAATGGTTGTAGAGGTACTATATTACAGAAAGGGAAAGATTTTCCGAAATTGAATAAACAAAATAGCCAAATAGAAATGTATGGAAAAGAGTTTGTAGAGAACCTTCGTAAAAAATTGTTTAATGGGAAAACAAATATTCTTGTAGATAACGTTCAAGATACAATGCCAAAACAAATAAGTGAAAGATACAAAAAGAAAGGAGCAATATCTGTTTGTGATCACTATATACCAAATGGTTCAATAGAATTGTTAAGTAAAAAAATTTAAGAAGAGAATCATTTCACTATAATAAATAAGAAATAGATATTTTATTTGCTTGTGTTAAATAATATTATTCAACCAATTAGTAATATTTTTTTGCTAAACAAGACTAATATTATTTGCAAATCATGGTTGTTATATATTTTTTCATAAAGTTTTAATTCTTTGTTTTCATAAGCATTGCTATGGTAATTGATGATTTTGGTCGTGTCATATAATATTATAATTTAATACAACTCAAATTATAATTCAATCTTATAATAATATATGGATAATTCAGTTTTTAAAGGATTTGGTGAAAAAAGATTAGGTGAACCTCCAACAGTTTTTAAAGGATTTGGTGAAAAAAGATTAGGTGAACCTCCAACAGTTTTTAAAGGATTTGATGAATTTCCTTTAAAAATGCAACCTTCTGATTCAGGAATAATGCAACCTTCTGATTCAGGAATTAAACATAGAGGTGATGGAACAGAAGAAAGAAGTAGAGGTAGAAGTTATAATAGAAGTACAGACTACATAAGTAAAGGCGACAGAAGTAGGAGTAGAGATAAACAAAATACTTTACATGTACAAGATTCAATTTTACCTATACAAGATTCATTTAATGTGTTAGATGATAGAGGCAATTTAATTTTTGGAATAGGGATGTTTGAACCTAGTAATCTAGATATTATTGATGAATTAAATAAAAAATATCATAGATCACCCTATTTTAGTTTTAGAAATATGGGAGTTTTAATTAATTTAGAAAAAGGAGAATTTTTTTTAATGTCAGAAAAGGATGAATATAAAAAAAAAGTTGAAAAAATAAACGAAGAAGAACGACAAACACTTGAAGGGTATCGAAAAGAAATTATTAAAAACTTTTTTTTTAAAGCAAAACGTTTTAATATACAATTTCCACAAAATATACCTTTTGTATTATCATTTGATCATCCTTTACCACCTAATTTAGGAACATCACGATATCATAGGGATGCAGTTCCTACAAGAGTTGTTCTTGATATAGGGTTGATAGACATTGTAGATAATTTATCGGAAAACAAATTTGGTGATTATGTTTTTCTAGAATATGAAAAAGAGTGTGTATCTACAACTGTAAAATACGAATATCATAGTATAGAACATGAAACTAGATTTTATATTTGTCCAGGAAGTGTATTAGCTGTAAATAATAAACTAGCTACTCATACAACCCCATATAATATGACATTTTGTGAAGGAGCCCCAAATAGAGAATTAGGAAATGAATGCGTATTAAGAGATGTCAATAGTGATATTGAAAGAAGTCTTAGGAGAACTATTATAAAACATATAACACCTGATATATATTCTATAATTATAGGAACAGGAAAAGTTCAACCTATTATGTTTTCTGATGAGGAACGTTCTTCTATTTATCAAACTTTATCAGAAGAACAACCATATAAATCAATCGTTGTTGGTAAATATCTAGAATCAAAGAGAAATTTAGAAATAGGAGGAAGAAAAAGAAAAAGAAAAGTATCAAAAAAGAAATTATTAAAAAAGAAAAAGAAAAGTATAAAAAAAAACAATAATTATTTAAGAAGAAGGTAAAGGTGCCAAACAAAGTTTTACTTCACCCAAACTAGCCACATTATATTTCACAACAAGAGGTAAATCATTTTCCAAATAGACTTCAATTTGAGAACAAAGATTTGTACATTTAATAAAATATCCCAAATTTTTTAGAGAAAATTCTCCTTGAATAATTTTACTAGAATCTTGTTTGACAATAAATTCCATAGATCCATCTAATTCGGCGCGATGGATTTCTGCAGAAGCAAATTGTCCTGAACATTTAAAAATTAATTCATTTCCAACCGATTTAATTTCTAGTTTATCAGAAATACATGATAAATCACGAATGATTTTTTGGAAATCAGAAGAAGGAAGATTAATGACAGAAGAGAATTTTACATCAGGATATTCTAATTCTTCTTGTTCTGGTTCAATCAAACGCAACTTTTGTGTTTTGCATTGTTTAATATCTCCATTTTCAAATTTTAATGCCAAATGAGATACAATACCATCTGCATAATCTGCTTCTTCAATATAAATAGTTAATGTATCATTATTATCAATAGAATTAATAAGTTTAAATAAATGAAACATATTTACACCAATGACAATCTTTTCTTTTTTACATTCATAAAATTCAAAATTTTGTGAAGATAATAATAAATGTGCTAAAATAGTATGAGATTTATCCATGTTAATAATTCTAATACCATCTGCTTGAAAAGTCATATTTGTTTCTAATAATATATCTTTTAATGCAGTCATTAATGTTCTAAAAGGAGCGATTTGTACAGTTTTAATTGTTAAAACATTAGATGACATTATATTTATTTTAACTATTAAAATCTTTAAATTTTTAACGTTTTTATATAGATTAAATCAATATCTATTTTATTGATTCATTTCATATAAAAATAGATAATAATTAATATCGTCTTTATATTAAAATCCTGCAAGTTTTCGTCCTAATTCACTCAAAGTGTGTGTTTCAATTTATGAAATAATTTGTAGTATTGACCATATGTGTGAGATGTTTTATTAATGGTTTATGTGTAAAGTTCATTCATTCAATGTTTTTTCGTGCAAACATAATTTTCAAACTCATAATCCAATTTGAAGATTAATTTATGATAAACAAATCAAAAAATAATTTAAATTTTAAACAATAAATATATAATTAATAAATGTATTTTCTTCTTTTTTTCTCTACTTTTTTGTTGATACATTCTCATATAAATTTATGTAAAAGATGTAAATATTTTATTCCTTCTTTTTCTCCAAAGTGTAGTCTTTTTAAAAAATTTAATTATATTAAAAATACAACAGATTACGAGCATTGTTTTTTAGCTAGAGAAATGGAAAATATGTGTGGGGATATAGGAAAAAAATTTATAGAGAAAGAAATAAATGTAGAGAAAGAAAAATTAATTATTGAAGAAATATTATTTTCATTTTATGAATAAATATAAAGATTATTAAATATTAAAATATAATAATATGTATTATATTTTATTTGTATCTTTATTTATTTTCTCTACATCAATACCTACAAAACCTATAAAATATTGTAATCAATGTAAATATTTTAAACAATCATCAATCATAGAAGAATCAAAATGTATTCAATTTCCATTAATTATAAATAAAATACAAATTGATAATTTTAAATGTATTGTTGCAAGGGCACATGATGATATGTGTGGCGAAGAAGGTAGATATTTTAATAAAAAAATTAATTATAAGTATTAGTATTACTCATGTTTGTTACATTGGAAGGAACAGACCGAAAATTTTCCGAAGGAACTCCAAAATTATTATATGCAACAACTGAACTACTTCCACCTCTCATTGACTTTGATTTTCGTGAATGTTTTTTGGATAAATTTTTCATAATGTGTCGTCGCATCTTTGTCTGTCGTATAGATGAACGATGACTTGATGAACGATGTCCTGATAAACGGACTGCCCCAAAATGTCCCTTTTTCGTTCCATAACCTGCCTTAATTAATCTTTTTTCTTTTTTTGCTACATTATGTTTCTTTTTACTAACAATACGTCCATTTTTATTTTGTGTTAAATCATTTTTAATTAATCCACCACTTGTTTTATACGCTGTACCATGCATAACTTGTGCACGCGATCCCTCTAACATCTCATACTTATGTCCATTAATTATATAATTACCATTGACATCTTTCTTATATTTTGTCATATATTTACCATAGAAAAAATATTAAATATGCTAGAATTTATTTTTTAACGGAGGTAATATTCCACCATTTTGTCCTTCTAATTTACCATCTAATAATATTCTTTCTCTTCTTTGTGGTTGTCTATACCCATATTGTGTTCTTCCGCCTAAACTATATAATATTATATTTACAAAACGATCAACTTGTGTAGCTTGTGGAATATTATAAGCATTATAATTTCGTATTACTTTTATTTTTAATGCATTTGTTTTAATATTATTATTGCAACATGGAAAAATATTAGATTTATGTAATATATTATTTTGTCTTATTCTAAACATAATATTAATTATTATATATTATTATTAATATATAATACATATAAATTGATAAATATATATATATATTAATATATAAAATTGAAAATTATATATAAATATATAAACATTTAACCGGTAAAAAACAATGGAATCATATTTAAAGAAAAATGATACAATTGTGGTAAAAGATAAAAAAATAAAAGGTCAATTTTACACAATAAATAGTTCTTATATTCTTGATGGGTTATTTATACAACCTAAAGATGTTCGTTGTTTAATAGAACCATTTGCTGGTAAGGGTGATTTAATTGATTGGGTTATAAAAAATGGAAATACACTTCCATTAGAATTATATGATATAGATCCTAAAAAGGATGGTATTATTGAAAGAGATACACTTATGAATCCACCTAATTATAAAGATTCTTGGATCATTACAAATCCACCATATCTTGCTAGAAACAAATGTGAAAAAAAAGAGATATTTGACAAATACAATACAAATGATTTATATAAATGTTTTATAAATTCATTAACAATACAAGAATCTTGTGCTGGTGGAATACTTATTATTCCTGCAGGATTCTTTTTATCACCACGTAATTTAGATGTTTATTGTAGAGATATGTTTTTATCAAAATATAAATTATTAAAAGTTAAATATTTTGAAGAAACTGTATTTCCTGATACAACAACAACTGTTGTTGCATTTGCATTTGAAAAATCACCTATTATTCTTAATGAACAATATGTTGAATGGATTTCTTTACCATCAGGTGAAAAACGAATATTTAAAATGAGCAAAGAAAATGATTGGATTATTGGTGGTGATATATACAAATTATATAATCCACAAGAAATAAAAGTTCGTAGATATGTTGAAGGACAAAAACTCAAAGAAGGAGAACAAATAACATCAATGACATTATCAGCATTAGATAGTGGTAATAAAAATGGAAGAATATGTCTTGAGTTTAAAGATGGATATATATATCATGCAAAAGAAAGTAGCCGAACATATGCAACTTTATGTATTCAAGGAAAACATTGTTCTTCTGAAGAACAAAAAAAAATATGTTTAGAGTTTAATACTCTTATAGAAAAAAAAAGAAACGAAACATGGAGTCTATTTCTTCCACAATTTAGAGAATCAAAAGAATATGCAAGAAAACGTATTCCATTTGATTTAGTTTATAGAATTGTAATATATATCATAAGTCAAAATTTGTAATTTATACATTATATTTATCTATAAAATATTGTTGTAAGTTAATATGATTTACAACTAAAATATTATTTTTATGATATTTTTCATAAAGTTCATTAAATTGAGTAAATAAATCTGTATCTATGAGTATAACATATAATTCATCAATATTACCGTATTTAACTATCCATTCACACATGTTATGGGCTTCTTCAAAAACGTTATCTTGATGTCCACCATTTGTATATGTTATTTTTGCAAAAATCCATCCATTAACTTTACCTGTAATCTGTGCATCAAATGATTTTAAACAATCGTTTTTCTTTAATCCGCTTTTTTTATATTCTTCTTTGTTTAAAATTTTACCGCATTTAGTTGGACGCGCATCAGTAGTTGATAAATTTATAATATTTACACCACATTGTTCTGTTGTTTCATTACATTTTTCCAATAAAAAGTGTTCATCTATAGTTCCTTGTCGTGAAGCATTTTTACTTATATGTGCTGCAGATATTTTTGCAAAGTGAATATTTTTTCTACATTCTAACATAAATTCTTCAAATGTCAATGATAAATCTTCTAAAGAACGTGTTAATTCTTTCATATTACATATAGCGTTTAATTCATATCTAGTAGTATTTATGTTATTTAGTAATCTTAACACTTTTTCATTATTACTTTTTTGACGACTTTCACGCAAATCTTTGCAATCCAATTCAATTGGTGTAATCATTTTTCGTAATAAATGAAATGTATAACTTGTAAATTTTTTCAATTTTATATTAAAAAATAATAATATATGAAAAGATTAATAATAATTTTAATAATAATTAATAATAATTAAATATATTATTAGGTGGTTTTGTTTTTCTAATTTTATTGTGTTTTTTAGACGATTTTATTTCACCAAATAATAATTTATTTATTTCTCTACTATTTTTTCTTTTATTTCTACTTTCAGATGTCATATTCATTAAATAAGATTGTTTATTATTCATTTTTAAAATAGATCTTAATTTATTAGATTCGGTAATTGTAATATTTAAAGGAAATGAAGATGGATTATTTATAATTGATTCATCTTCTGAATGGTTTATTTCTTGATAACAATCATTTTTCAAATTATGTAAATAATGTATTCTGTCAACAACATTTTTTCTTAATTCACTATTTAGTTTAATACAATGTGTAATGATTATAAATTTATATTGTGTTGCATTAGTTAAATCTTTTTGTAATTCTTTTAAATTTTTTTCAATACTTTTGAATTGTTCATATCTATCTTCTATTTCATAATCAATACCAAGAATATAATCAATATTTTCTTTTACTAAAGAAGTAATTAGAGTAGATGGATTCACACATTTTTCATAATAATAATCTTTTATTTGGATTGAGTTATAAAGAGAGATATTGGAAGAAGCACTGGAAGCAATTTCATTAATGGACATTTTGATAAACTTGTTATAGGATAAACGTTGTTGTAGAGAAAATAGAATGATATATATATTTCAATTTTATTATTGAATAATTAGTAAATGATAAAATTGAATTAGTTTAAACAATATATTATATTATAAAAAAGAATCATGTTATCATCAAACGAAATGAATTTGGCAAATAAATATCAACAAAAGACAGATAAACAACACATCTTGGATAATCCAGATACATATATTGGTTCAGTAGAAATTGTTGATTCAGATTTATATATTTTCTCTACAAATGAAGAATCCAATATTAAAATTGTAGAGAAACAAATACAATATATTCCAGCGTTATTTAAACTATTTGATGAAGGAATTGTGAATTGTAGAGATCATGCAATCAGGATGGAAAAAGCAGTTAAGGAAGACCAAGAAAATAATTTGCCAGTTAAAAATATAGATATTACAATTCAAGAAGATACAATTACAATGTTTAATGATGGAAATGGTATTGATGTAGAGAAACACCCAGAAACACAAGTATGGATTCCTGAAATGATATTTGGTCATTTAAGAACATCAACTAATTATGATAAATCAGAGAAAAAAATTGTTGGAGGAAAAAATGGTTTTGGATTTAAATTAGTATTGATTTGGTCGTCTTATGGAATGATTGAAACAGTTGATCATATAAGAGGATTAAAATATGTTCAAGAATTCAAAGAGAATTTAACTATTATTTGTCCACCAACAATTACAAAATGTAAATTAAAACCATATACAAAAATAACATTTAAACCAGATTATACTAGGTTAGGAATTAGTGGATTAACAGAAGATATGATGAATTTGTTAAAAAGAAGAGTATATGATATAGGAGCAGTAACTGATAAAAATATTAAAGTGAAATATAATTCTCAATTGGTACCGGTAAAGAATTTTATTCAATATATTGATTTATATATAGGTTCTTCAACAAAGGTATATGAAACAAATGGAGAAAGATGGGAATATGCATTAGCGTTATCTCCAACACATGAATTTATTCAAATAAGTTTTGTAAATGGAATTCATACATCAAAAGGTGGGAAACATGTAGAATATATATTGGGACAGATAACAAGAAAGTTAGTTGAATTTATTGAAAAAAAGAAAAAGATAAAGGTAAATATGACAAGTATAAAAGAACAATTAATTTTATTTATTCGTTGTGATATTGAAAATCCCTCATTTGATAGTCAAACAAAAGATTACATGAATACACCATCAAATAAATTTGGTTCAAATTGTGTAGTTACAGATAAATTTATAGAGAAAGTAGCAAAGATGGGAATAATGGATGCTGCGTGTGCAATTACTGAATTAAAAGAACACAAGGCAGTAAAAAAGATGGATGGACATAAAACAAAAAATGTAAGAGGAATACCAAAATTGGTAGATGCAAATTGGGCAGGAACAGAAAAATCTAAAGAAACAATGATTATATTATGCGAAGGAGATTCTGCAAAAGCAGGAATTGTTTCAGGGTTATCATCAGAAGATAGAAATATAATTGGTGTTTATCCAATGAAGGGAAAAATAATGAATGTAAGAGGAGAAACACAAAAAAAGATATCTGATAATAAAGAGATTACAGATATTAAAAAAATATTAGGATTAGAAATAGATAGAGAATATGAAACGATAGAAGATATACATAAAAATTTAAGATATAGTAAGGTGATATTTATGTGTGATGCAGATTTGGATGGAAATCATATAAAAGGATTAGGAATTAATTTATTTCATACAATTTGGCCATCCTTGATGAAAATACCAGGATTTATTTCATTTATGAATACACCTATTTTGAAAGCAAAAAAAGGAGAAAAAGAGTTGGCGTTTTATAATGAAGGAGAATATCAATCCTGGAAAAGCGAACAATCTGTCTCTACATTAAATCAATGGAAAATTAAATATTACAAGGGTCTAGGAACGAGTACTGGAAAAGAATTTCGTGAATATTTTAAAGAGAAAAAGATTGTTGGTTTTGAGATGGGAGAAGAATCTGAAGATACAATAGATAAAATTTTTAATAAAAAGAGAGCAGATGATAGAAAGGAATGGTTGAGAAATTATGATAGACTGTCATATTTAAATACATGCAATTCTTCTATTAAATATGAAGAATTTATTAATAAAGAATTAATTCATTTTTCAAAATATGATTGTGATAGAAGTATTCCAAATATAATGGATGGATTAAAGATAAGTTTAAGAAAAATATTATTTTCTGCATTTAAAAAAAATTTAACAACAGAGATAAAAGTTGCACAATTTTCAGGATATATATCAGAACATTCTTGTTATCATCATGGTGAAGCATCATTAAATGCAGCGATTATAGGAATGGCTCAGAATTTTGTTGGTTCTAATAATATTAATTTGTTTATGCCAAATGGGCAAATGGGAACTAGATTAATGGGTGGTCAAGATTCAGCATCAGAGAGATATATTTATACTCAATTAAGTAAAATAACAAGATGTATATTTTCATTCAAAGATGATGATATATTGACATATTTAAATGATGATGGAACACAAGTAGAACCTATATATTATGCTCCTATTATTCCAATGGTATTGGTAAATGGTTCAAAAGGTATAGGAACAGGATTTAGTACAAATATTTTGTGTTATAATCCATTAGATATTATTCTCTACTTGAAAAATAAAATATTAAAAATAACAAATAATATACAATTTGTTCCATATTATGATGGTTTTCAAGGAGAAATAATTCAAGTGAATGAAGATCATTTTATAGTGAAAGGAAAGTATGAGATAGTAGGAATAGATAAAATAAGAATTACCGAATTACCAGTTGGATTTTGGACGAATGATTTTAAAGAGTATTTAGAAGAGTTATCAGTTGTTGTAGATTCAAAGACAGGAAAAAAAATAATTCCAATTGTGAAAGATTATGATGATATGAGTAAAGATACGACAATAGACTTTACAATTACATTACAAAAAGGTAAATTGGAAGAATTGGGAGATGAAGGAATATATAAACAATTTAAATTAATTTCTTCAATGACGACAACAAATATGCATTTATTTGATGCAGAAGATAAATTAAAGAAATACTCATCAATTGTAGAGATTATTGATGATTATTTCTTAAAGAGATTAGAAATGTATAGCATTAGAAAACAATATTTAATAAATCATGTAGAAAAAGAATTGTTATTATTAAAAAATAAAGTAATGTATATTCAAGAAAATTTAGATGGAACAATTGATTTGAGAAAGAAAAGTAGAGAAGAGATAAATAAAATGTTGAGTGATAAAAAATATGAATTAATTAATGATGATTATAAATATTTAATTAAAATGCCGATGGATTGTGTTACAGAAGAGAATGTTTTAAAAATAGAAAATGAATATAAAACAAAGAATGATGAATTAATTGTATTAATAAATACAACAGCTGAAGAAATGTGGTTATCAGAATTAAAAGTATTGGAAGAAGAATATATTCTTTTTAAAGAAGAGAAAGAACGAATGTTTGATTCTTCTAAAGTTCCTTTAAAAAAGAAAAGTAAAAAAGTAAAAAAAGTATTAGAATTTTAATTTATCTTAAAGAACTAATACACATAGAATATAATAACCTATAAGTAAGATAAATAAGAAGATAACTTATTGTAAGTGAAATGGTGGTAACATAAGTTGTAAAATGTATATTTTTTTGTGTGAATAAGTAAAAGAAACTAAATATAGAGAATAGAACAGTAATAAAGGCAATAATACACAAGATATAAAAGTAGAGACAATATTGTTTAGGTAATGTACCAAAAACTTGATTAGAAAAACTAGTGGTGGATGTTGTCATCATTATATTATATATATATATAATATAATTTGTTAAACCCAATTATGGAGAATTAATTGTTTATCATTATTATTTGCTAAAATAGGAGGAGAAAGAGGAGTATACATTGTTGATACATCTACTAAATATTTGGTATAACCTTTTGCTTCACCATACACTTGTGGAATACAATAATCTAATACAATTTTATTTAATTGTTGTATTTGCATATTAATATTGGTTGGTTGATTTGCTGCGTGTTGTAAAAAAATAGATCTCATTATTATTTTTAACGTATCTTCATCTTGATTTGAAATAACAAATCGTCCGGAAGACTTGTTATATACGCCTTTTCTTATTGCGTTTTGAATGTAACAAATATTATTATGTGAAAAAAATGTATTTGATAAAGGAGTATTATTCCATAATCCTTCAGTTGGATTACGAAATGTAGTGCATTGATTTACAGGGATTTTATCATACATTTGAAATTGGTCAAAAGAATTAGGAGGGTTGCATGTTAAAATATTCACTCTTCCATTTGTTCTTGAAATATGTTGATTCATTAAATTATAATAATAAAAAAATATGTATAATTTATACATATGGCTAATTTTCAAATGACTACGTTAAAAATTGCTGGGATTGTTTTATTAATAATTATATTACTTTTAGCATTAATATTATATTTTCCTGGTAATTCACAAGTATGGCCACCAATGATTCCAAATTGTCCTGATTATTTTGAAGATGTAAATGGTGATGGATCAAATTGTATAAATACACATAATATAGGATCACCTGTGGTGAGTAGTGAAAATTTTACAGTTGCTCCATATATAGGTACAAATGGTAATTGTGCAAAATATAATTGGGCAACAACAAATAATTTGACATGGGATGGAATTACTTATGGTGTTCAAAATCCATGTGAATTATTAAATAATTAATAATATTTAGTATAACAAATAATTTACTCTTCATATAAAAAACGTGTTAAATAATTTAATTCTTTAGATACATAATTTTTACTTAAATTTTTACGTTTTATTGAAAATATATTTTGTGAATAAAAAGATTGATTTATATTAATAACTGAATTATATTTAAAATTTTTATCAACAAGATAACGAATTATATTATTTTCTAAAGAATCATTCATATTATTGGATATAAAATCAATTAAATCAGGAATTAGATTATTTTTAATTTCAATTGGAAAATCATTAATCTCATTTGAAATACAATGTCCCCAAAAATCAACATTTTTTCTCATTTCATTAATTGTATTTTGAAAAGGAATAATCCCATGAATTGGAAAGAGAATACTATCATTTAATAATAAAATCCATTCATATTTATTTTTAGTAGAGATGTGATGTAATCCATCTAACCACCCCTGACAATAAGTTTTATTATCATTATTTTTTATAAAATTTACATTAAATGGTAATGTTGATAAATCAATATTATATAATGATGTACAAGATGTGTAAAATAAAATATCATAACCTAAATATATTAATGTTTTTATTCCTTGAATAACATAATCTGCAATAATATTATTTGAATCATTATGAGAGTATATTACACAATTTATATTATTATTATTTGTTTTTGGAAATAATATTAAATTTTCTGCATTACCATATACTTTATAATATGATTTATTATTAATAAATTTTGAATTGTTAATTTTTAATAAATCATAATTATATTCAATAGGTAAATTATCATATATACATTCTTGATTTAATTTGTTATAAATAAATTGATTACAATAATTATTTAATACAGGTAAAGAATTATGTTCTTGGTCTGTTTTCCAAATATTTCTAATAAATACTGTATTTTTTAAATTGTCATTATTTTTATGATAAAATTCTTCTCTATTATTTTCATTTAGTATATTTGTGTTTATATTAAATTTATTTGGATAGTATAAGCAACAAATATTATAATTATTTAATAATAAGATTCTTGATAAACCACAATCACCTGTTAATATTTCATCTCGCTTTGATTTTTTTGGACCTATAACTGTATTATAATAAAATGGAATTTCGTTACGATTGCATTTAGAATTAGAATAAATACTTTCAACTTGTGTATTTAATAGTAAATTAATAATAAATTCATTTATTTTAATAAATGTAAAGTGACAAGATAATGAATGTCCAGGATTCGGATTATATTTATCAAATGTATTAATATATGGTGAACAAGCAACAGCTTGACATTTTATCATTTTATCATAAAATGGATCTAACCAATGAGAGGTGGTATTTTCATCCATAAAAGGACCATTTGTGTTTGAATTTAATAAACATAAATAATCATATTGTTTCCAAAGAGGTGTATTATTTTTATTTTCAATATATTTAATACCTTCATACCAAGAATTATAATTATCATTTTTTACTTCGGAAATAACATGTATATTATCTTTTGTTGGTATTTGTACTTCACATTGGTATCCATTAATTACAAAAATATATGTAATATTTAAATCTTTCCATTTTTTTTCATTTAAACCATATTTTATAAAAAAAGAAAGATTTTGTTGATTTTTTTGTTCATTTTTTTGTTCATTATAAGAGTATATAATACATATTTTGGATTCATTAATATCTTTTAAATCTAAATTATGTATTTGTTGTGGTTCTGGTTGTGGTTGTGGTTGTGGGTGTGGTTGTGGGTGTGGTTGTGGTTGTGGTTGTGGTTGTGGTTGTGGTTGTGGTTGTGGTTGTGGTGGTTGTGATTGTTGTGGTTGTTGTGGTTGTTGTGGTTGTTGTGGTTGTTGTGGTTGTTGTTGTTGTTGTATTATTCTTTGTTGTATTATTCTTTGTTGATTTATTTTTTGTTGGATTAGTTTTTTATATAATAATTTTTGTAATTCTTGTTGTTGTTGTTGTTGTTGTTGTTGTACATTATTAGTAGTATTTAATTTTGAACCATTAGATAATACAATATTACGAACATTTTTTCTGTTAGGTGGTTTCATATTTTTCATTTGTATATATAATTTACATAATATTTTATAAATTTTTCGTTAATAATTATATATTTATACGTATAAATATAAATATATAAAAAAACGATTATTAAATTAGGATGGAAAAATTAGAATTAAATAAATTATTAAATAGAATAAATGAAGAACAAAATCTAAAAACTTATTTAAAAAATTTTGAATTAAACAAGCATGATTTGACATCAAAGAATAATATTTATTTATATGGTGAATCAGGAACTGGAAAAACAACTTTTGTAATGAATATATTAAAAGAACTAAATTACGATGTGGTAAAATATGATGCAGGAGATGTAAGAAATAAATCTATTATTGAAAATATAACAAAACATAACATGTCAGATAAAAATATAATGAGTTTATTTAATAAAAAAGCAAAAAAGATAGCAATTGTAATGGATGAGATAGATGGAATGAATAATGGTGATAAAGGAGGAATTAATTCTTTGATAAAAATAGTAAGACCAAAGAAAACAAAAAAACAAAAGTTAGAAGAAAATACAATGAATCCAATAATATGTATAGGTAATTATCATATAGACAAAAAAATAAAAGAATTAATGAAAGTGTGTAATGTGATAGAATTAAAACCGCCTACATATGAACAAATGAATGAAATTATTTCTCTATTAATGCCTAAACTAGAGAAAAACATGAAAAAAAATATTACTAGTTTTATTCAAAATGATTTAAAAAAATTAATAAATATTTACGAAATATATATACATAATTCAGATATATTAAAAAATGATATATTTAATAATATATTTGAAAAAAAATCAATTAATGATGATACTAAAAATATAACTAATAATTTATTTAATAATAATTATGATATTGCAAATCATAATTATATTATTAACGATACAGACCGAACCATTATAGGATTATTATGGCACGAAAATGTAATTGATTATATATCAAAAGAAGAGAATCAAAAAGTTATTTCTTTTTATTTAAAAGTATTGGATAACATGTGTTTTTCAGATTATATAGATAGAATTACATTTCAAAAACAAATTTGGCAATTTAATGAAATGACTTCATTAATTAAAACATTTTATAATAATAAAATATTTCATGAACATTTTCAATTAAAACCAAAAATATCAGAAATAAGATTTACAAAAGTTTTAACTAAATATTCAACTGAATATAATAATTATATTTTTATACAAAATTTGTGTCAATTACTAAATATGGATCAAAAAGATTTATATACATTTTTTTTAAACTTGAAAGAAAATTATCAAGAAAATTATATTTATTCTTTGTTTGAAAATTATGAAATTAATAAATTAGATATTAATCGTTTTTTTAGATTTTTAGATAAATATATTTTAGAAAATGCAATTGGTGTTAGTGAAAAAAATATCGTTGAAGAAGAATCACTTGACGATCTTTCTATAGATGATAATTTTGATTAAAAGTGATAATCATTAATTTCTTTTTTGAAAATATTTAAAAGCATTATTTTTTCATGATTAGTCAATTGATGATCAATCAAAAATTGTAATAGTTTATACATAGTTTGATACTTTTGTAGTTGGATTACATCTTTTGTATATTGAATTTTATCTTCTTCTGTCTGGATGTCTTTATGAAGTTTTATTTCTTCTTTACTCATTTCCAAATCAAACTCACTCCCATAATTTATATCATATATAATTGTTTTATTTGAAGTCAATTTATTAAAAAATCCTCTAAGAAAATGATTCTTAATCAATCCACTTGTATATGAGATCATAATAATAAATAATATTTTAAACAACATTATTTATTATTAATATAACAACTATTTATATTGTTATTATTAATGAATAATTACATCTAAACCTGAATGTTCTTGAACAATCAAATCAGGCATTTCTTCTTTATAAATAAAATTAAATTTATAAGACAACATTTGTTGCTTTCTCTTTTCATACCATTTATTTTTATCTTCTTGTGATATAACAATACCATGATGTCTTTCAAATTGTTCTGGATTATTATAAAATAATACAATTGGTTCGCGTGCTTTTTTATTTTCACCAGTACAAATTACTACTTTAAAATATAAATCTTCATCAAAAGAACCTACTTTATGAATAATATTTTTTTTTGCATTATCTGGTTGAAAATTTTTACCAATCAATACATATTTATCAGTTAATTTAGAATATCCATATATATACTCTGTCCCAAACTGAGCATTTTTTATAGAATTTCCTTGTTGTCCAGAAGTATAACACTTTATTTTATATACAACAGTCTTTTGTTTATCCATATCATATTTATATCTTTTCAAATAATGTATATTCTTTTTTTCAATAAATAAATCCTTAATAGTTTTATTTTCTTTTTCTTTTACAGAAGATGTTTCTGAGTAGTAATCATCACCAATAAAATATTCAACCATTTCAATTCTTTGTATTTTTAATCATTAAAATGTATTTAAATTATTTTCTAATACAGATACTCTCGTTTTTAAGTCTATATTATCTTTCATTAAAATATGAATTAATTGTTTATGTTCTTGTATTTGTTTTTCTAATTGTTTATTTACATTATTCTGTTGTTCCATATTTTGAATCATTTGGTTTTGAAACATTTGTGTCTTTTTATCATTTATTTCTTTTATTTTATTTAATACTTCTGGTTTATTCTCTACCTTTCCAAAATCATATTTAGATAAAATATCATCTATATGAATCATAAAAAAATCTTTTATATATTCATTCTTGATAAAATCATCAATTGTTTTATTAGATAAATTCATATATTTATTTTTTGGTTGATTTAATAATTCTTTTTTATCAAATGAATTATGAATATGAGAAAACACTAATATTGTTTTTAATGAATCCAATTGAATCAATGGAATTGTATAATTCTTTAAAAAATGTTTTTCTTCTGCTAATACTGCATTATCATCAAATGATGTTTGATTTAATAATTCTCTTCTAAATGCAAAAGTTGCTGCAGTTGAATGATTGGGACCATAAGGACCAAATTGATACATTTGGTTTATATGTTTAAAATATATATTCATTTCACTAGAACCTGCAATTAAATATGACGGATTATTTTTTAATGTCTCTACTGCATGACTTACACGTTCAGGAGGATAATAATCATCATCATCCATATAAACTATAAATTGTCCTGATGCTTTTTCATGCATAATATTTCTCTTTTTTCCTAATGATAATTTTGTTTCATATTTAAAATATTTTACTTGTGGAATATGTTTCACCAAATCTTCTATTTTATCTGTTCCATCATCTATTATTATCCATTCCATCTTATCTAATGGGTATGTTTGAGAAAGAAAACATTTTATAATTACATCATAAAACGGTCTTCTATTAAATGTTGGTGTACATATACTTACTTCCGGTTTTGATTTTTTTTTATTTACCATTTATTTAAATAATAATTGTTTATTTAAATAAAAATTTTTTATAAAAAATATTATTTTTTATATCCCATCATCCATTCAATACTATTCATTATTAATGTTGCAACATCAAACGCTTCATAATTAAATTTATCTCTTACATCAGAACTATCTCCAAAACTAGCTGGACAACTTAATGTTTTTCTATTATACATTTTATAATCTTCTTTTTTTAGTACAATCATAGAATCATTTTTTAATCCATTTGTTTTATAATAATTAATTGCCCAGTTAGAAAACATTCCATTTTTATCAGGATTATCCGTATTTATTAATGTATTATTGAAGTATCCACAAATAAATAGTAATACTATAAATATAAGCATTGTTCCAAAATTAGTACCTTGCATAGTAATTACTTTACAATAAAATAAATCATACACAAAAACAATTAATAATATTAATAAAATAGATGTTTGTTTATATTTTAGTCCTTTAAGAAATGTTTTAAAAGAATATATTTCTTCTCTTTGTTCATTTTCATTTTTAATAGTAGCAGTAAAAAATAATGGTAATATAAATATTATAAACATTATTAAAAAAGAAGCATATCTTACAAATATTCCGTATACAAAAAATAATGAAAAAGCAGCAAAAAATACTAAAATCAAATAAATAACTGCACCTAAAAATAGAAGTAGTTTCATCGTATAAAAAACTAAATCTGTTTTATTAATTGCATCACCATATGTATAAAATATAAAAAAGATATATAATCCAATTTGTATAAAATAATAAATTACAAAAATACCAAAAAATAATAATGATATAAAATCAAGTATATAATAAATGATTCCAATAACTACATTCATTGGTAAAATTAAAAATAATATGGATGGTAATAATAATAATGATGTTTCTAAAAAAGATGTTGGAAATATATATGTTAAATAATAAAATAAACTACCAAAAACAACATCATACAAAAATATAGCCAATACAAATAATCTACGAATAATATCAAGAGGTAGTTCTACAAATGAAAAAAATAATACACCACCAATAAATGTCCAAATAGATGCATTACCATACATTAATGTAAAAAATTCATCACTTAATGAATAAAAAGTAGTCTTATTTGGATCCTGATCTTCATTATTTATATTAAGATATTGAATTAAATCTTGTATTTGTGTATATTTTTTTAAAAAATCATTTGTGGGTGTTAATAACCAATCTACATTTTTTTTATAATCAAAATGAATTAATTTTCCATAGTCAATACTACAAATAGATGGTTCTTCGTTTTCATCGTTATTTTCACCTTTAAATGTATTTTTTATACATGCATTTAAACTCTGTAAAAATGATATTTGGTCAGCAATAATATAATTATTATCATCTGCTGGGTCGCCTGTAGCGTATATAAACTTATTTATTTCTTCAGTATTTTCGTATGGTTCAGTATTAGGTTCTGCAAATGGAGAACAATATCCATTTCTTAAATTCACTATGCCACTTAAAATACCAGACCTACCTATTAAAGAATTATAAACTAAAGGAGCACCTAATAAAATAATACTTGCTATTATTATCAATACATGATATGCATATACTTCATAAAAAGATAATACTTGTTCTGAAGCAGGTCTTTTTTTAGAATCAATCAAATTAGTTGTTTCATCATTCCCTGTTGGTTCATCTGACATTATAATTTTAAAGAATATATTATAATTATATAAACTATTTATGTAGGAATATTTACATAAATCTAAACGATGTAAAATCAGTGTTTAATTGTGAAAAGATATAATTATAATAACAAATAATTATATGAATTATAAATATATAAATAATGTAATTCTTGTTTTTTTATTATTTATTATTTTATTAAATATGGTTTCTCTAAAAGAAGGATATGATAATTATAGTCATACAGTAAATTTACCAATTAATACTAAATATTCGTGCAAAAATATGTGTGGTCCCCAAGCAACTTGTAGTATAACTGGAGAACAATGTACTTCCGATATAGATTGTTATGGTTGTCGTCCTATAAAAAAGAAGAGAAAAAATAAGTTGAATAAAAAGAATGACAATGTAATTCCATTTGATGATAATGGTAAATTAACAGATATGACACCATCTGAATCAGTATTGACTAGTGATATTGGAACAAACGCTTATTATTTTGAGAATAAAATTAATAGTCCTGCTTTAAATTATAACAAAGGAATTAATACATGGAGAGAAACATATAATCAAGAAAAACTATTATATGACAAAAGATATAATCCATCTATTTATTTTACTCAATTTATTCCTAATTATACTGCAAAACCAACATTAACTGGTGAATTTATGATTGTGGGTCCGTATGCTTCTAATGCAACTATTTTATAATTAACTTGCATATAATAATCCACAATTTCCTCCAATAAAATTAACCACATTATATCTTTCTTCAAAAACAACCATGTTATAATAATAATCATATATTCTCCATGTAGGTTTATTAATACCAATAACATTTCCTGTTTGTGGATCACAAATAACTAAACTTTGTGCATTTGGATCAATAGGTGGAATAATTGTTACTGTTTCTAATTCAATATCGGTAAAACGACTCATATTCATTGCTCCACTTGGTTGTAATTCTAAATTAGATGAATTCATGCAAAAATTATATACATATAATCCATCTTTTCCTGAACCAGATGTTCTAGTATATTTCTCTATATAATTATATATACCAGCTGGTTGTTGATTTTCTCTATAAATACCATCAAGTAATATTCCCAGTGTAATTAATATATTTCTTGTATTTTCAAAATTATAATTTCCAGTAATCATCCATCCAGTTAAAAACCCATCTGTATTTACACCAGGTCCTACCTCTACTGTTTGATTGCTTCTTTCCACAGACCATGAACCACTTGTAGGTCCTTGTATCAAGTCTTGAGGCAAATAATTATAAGGCCAATTTGTATAATTACTCCATTCATTTCTTAAATTTACATCACTTCTTTGAAAATAAAACATCCAATCTACAATCATTCCAATTGAATCAATAGATGTACGATTTGATCCAGTAACATTATAAAATATTTGTTCTCTTACTTGTTTGAATAAATATTTTTGTTCTTGTAAAGCAAATAATCTTGATTCTTCATTTGAAAGAAATGCATATGTACAAATTAAATGTATATCTGCATTCCATAGTGTACGTGTATCAATATAAGATTGAACACCTAATTCAATATCAGGTGGAGTTTGAAGAAAACGATACATTTGCATATAATATAAATTAAAGTTAGGAGCAACATAAGGAAAATTATTTACAGTGTCATACACATCACGAATTTGAAATAATTCTTGGATAGGACGCATCGTAATATTAATATGTAATTCATTATATTGTAGAGAAATAAGTGGGAACGCCATTTGACTTTTTAAGTTAAACCATGCGTTTAGAGGAATATATAAAATATTACCTCTTATACTAGGTTCTGCGCCAACGGAACTTGTGGTATAATAAGAATTAGGATAAGAATTCACTCTTGTTCCTGAATTTGCAGGATTATACAATTCAGGAATATGACCAATCATTTTAAAAAATAATTCTTTTTTATCTGCTGAAAAATCTCTTAAAACTGAATTTAATATATATGCTCCTGAAAATTCTTGAATTGTTTGATTACCACATGTTATTGTTATTTTAGAAATCATTTGTGCTCCCAAATATTCAATCCATTTAAATTCATAAGGAATCCATTGATTTCCATTTTCTTCTGTAGGTGGAACAATACAACTCCAAATGTTAGGTAATTCAACTGATAAATAACAATCCATTAATAAATCTGCATATCTTGGTATTTTAAATGTGAAATTAGATTCTTCTGTTAATCTTAATGTTTTAGAACCATCAAAATCTACTCTAAACTTTTGTAATCCAAAATTAGTGTATTTAGAATAGGTTGACTTGAAAAATGTTTTTGATGGATTGCCATTTAAAATAATATTTTGTTGTCCTTCACTTACTAATTGCATTAAACCACCAGGCATTATAAATATATAATATACTAATTATTTAACTTTATTGTTAATAAAAGAATAATATAATCATTTATAATAATAAGTATAATATGGGAAATACATTGTCTAATATAGTAAATATAACTAGTGAAGAACGTGATAGACAAGTTCAACCAAATGCATTAGATAAATTATTCGGAAAAACAGAAGAAGATAAGATTAAGTATCGTAGGGCAACTGAATTATCAGGAAATACATATCATGGCACAACTCCATTAACCCAAATAATTTTTTATATTATAGTATTTATTGTTATGGGATTAGTATTTCTTATTAGTTGGGTTATTAAAAAAGCAAAAACTTCTTCTAAAAATGTAAATAGAAAAATAAATTCAATGCCTTTAACTACTCCAACCAAAGATGAAAATACAACAATAAAAGATTCAACTGATGATGATCCAACTGGTATGGGTTTATCAGGAACATATTCGTTAAGAGATTATTATGTATTCTCATCATATAATTCATGTAATAATAATAATACTACAATGAATAATAATGTAGATACCCAATCATTAAAAAATGTTATTTCACAAGGAGTAAGATTATTAGATTTTGAAATATATTCATTAGAGAATGAACCAATTGTTGCAACATCAAGCATTCCAAATAATTATTATATAAAAGAATCAAATAGTTCTGTTCCATTTAGAAATGTCTTTGATACAATTATAAACACAGCATTTAATATCTCTACATGTCCTAATCCAACAGATCCATTATTTGTTCAATTAAGAATACAAAGCACAAATCAAAAAATGTTTTCTAACATGGCAGTAATTATAAAGAATTATGAAAATAGTGGTTATATCTTGGGTCCTGAATATAGTTTTGAATATCAAGAATGTAAGGATTCAAATGGAAAATTAGATTGTTCTATAAGAAATATAACATCACAATCCTTGAATAAATTTAAAAGTAAAATTATCATAATGATTGATAAACGAAATACAAATGTATTGGATAATAAAGATTTAATGGAATTTTGTAACATGACAACTAGTTCTACTACTTGTAGATTATTAACTAATTATGATATGAGAAATTCACCAGACCAAAATGAGTTGATAGAATTTAATAAAAAGAGCATGTCAATTGTTACCCCTGATGTAGGAGCAAATCCATCAAATCCAAGTATTTCAACATCTAATTTATTAGGAATTCAAATGACGGCAATAAATTTTTCAAATGAAGATGAAATGTATGATAAAACAGTAAATTTTTTTAGTGATAATGGAACTGCTTTTGTATTGAAACCTGAAAATTTACGTTATAGACCAATGTATATAGCAATTCCAAATGATCCACCAGCAAGTTATTCTTTTGCACCAAGAGACATTAGTAGTAGATATTATAATTTTAACATATAATAATAATAAAATATTTTTTTATTATATGAAATCATTTAAATGTGAAAAGGGAATAACATTAGAAGATTGTGAATTAGCAATCTTGCGTATGGCAGTAGATAATGCAGAAGAAAAAGAAGGGAAGGCGATTGTAAATTCACCAGAAATAAAAAAAATAATAAGTATAGTGGAAGAATTTTTAAAGAAAAAAAAACTAGTTGCATATGGTGGAACAGCAATTAATTCTATTCTTCCTATAGAAGACCAATTTTATAATAAAGACACAGAAATACCAGATTACGATTTTTTTTCTCCAAATGCATATCAAGATGCAAGAGATTTAGCAGATATTTATTATAATAAAGGATTCCAAGAAGTTGAAGCAAAAAATGGTATTCATGAAGGAACTTACAAAGTATTTGTAAATTTTATACCAGTTGCAGATATTACTTTATTAGATAAAAGTATTTTTCAAGTATTAAAAAAAGATGCAATTAGTAAAGGTGGAATATTGTATGCACCTCCTAATTTTTTAAGAATGTCAATGTATTTAGAATTATCAAGACCTGCTGGTGATGTAAGTAGATGGGAAAAAGTATTAAAAAGAATTACTTTATTGAACAAAAATTATCCATTAAATGCAAAAAATTGTGGAAAAGTAGATTTTCAAAGAAAGATGGAAAATACAAAAAATGTGGATGCTATTTATGACACAATTAGAGATACATTTATTAAAGAAAAAGTTATATTTTTTGGTGGTTATGCAATATCATTATATTCAAGATATATGCCTAATAAATTAAAACATAAATTTAAAAAATATCCTGATTTTGATGTATTATCTACCGAACCTTTAAAAACAGCAGAATTAGTTAAAATGACATTAAATAATATTGGAATTAAAAATGTATCCATTATTAAAAAAGAAAAAATAGGTGAAATTATTTCTCTACATTATGAGATAAAAGTAGAAAAAGATACTGTTGCATTTATTTATGAACCATTAGCGTGTCATAGTTATAATGTAATTAATATCAATGGAAATTCTGTTAAAATTGCAACAATAGATACTATGTTGAGTTTTTATTTAGCATTTTTATATTCAAATAAAGATTATTACGATATTGACCGTATTTTATGTATGTCTCAATATTTATTCAGAGTTCAACAATTAAATAGATTGAAACAAAAAGGTTTATTAAAACGTTTTAGTGTAGATTGTTATGGACATCAAGAAACATTAGAAGAAATGAGAGCAAAGAAAAATAAATTATTTTTATCTTTAAAAGATAAAAAAGGTACAAAAGAATACGAAATGCATTTTATGAAATATAGACCAATTGATATAGATATGAATGATGAACAACATTCAAAATCATTAAATATTTCATCAACAAAATCATTAAAAAAATCGTCAAGAAATTCATCAAATATTTCATCAAGAAATTCATCAAATGATTCATTTAAAAATTCATATAATATTTCGTCAAAAACAAAATCCTTCAACACAAATTATACAAAAAAAAGAAAAAGAGGAAGAGGTGGATTATTTCTCTAGATTAATCAGAATATAATATTTCACCTTCTTTTTCATTAATATGAATAAATAATGATAATATATAGTAAATAATTCCAAATAAAATACTCATAAATAAATTTCCATAAATATTTATATTTCCGTCTCTAAAAAATAAAATTGGAACATAAGTTATTAATAATTTTTTAACATATGGTAATTGTAATAAAAAATATACCATTGCTAATAATACTGACATTTGTAATTCATTATATGTATTTTCAAACATGCACAAATAACTTTTTGCTTTATGTATATTTTCTCTAAAGTTATTTTCTTCAACATCTTCTTCTTCTTCAATAAAATTATTATTATTTGATTGTGGAATATATTCTTGTTGAACTTGATTATCTAATTGTTGTGTTTTATTAATAGGAATATCTCTTGATTGTAATTGTGTTGCACCAGTTATACTTGCTTGTTGAATACCAGAAACTAATTGATTAATAGTCGTTTGGTCTAAAGAAACATTTGAAATTGGATTATTTAATTTCGTATCTTGCCCAGCAATATTATCTGTAATATTAAATTGGATGTTTTGATTTGATGTTGTCGGTAAATCAAAAATATTTGTTGTTGTTGATGCCATTTATATTTATAATATGAATTATAAATATAATTATGACGAATTAGTATTTATTGATACATTTTTCTTTGCATTATCACATTTTGTTGAAACTAAACTATATTTATAACATTTTCCATCTTGTTTATATATTTTATTCTCTACTTCATTCAAATCAGGAGCATAAAATACAATACATTCATTATCTTTACACACTTCTCTAAAAATAGTTGCCAATCCTAATCCTAATAAAATAGACATAACATATTTACCTGTATTTGTTTTAACAAATTTTGATATGTTTATCGTCATATAAATTAAAGTATAAAATAAATATTTATAAAATATAAATGATGTATTAAAAAATTGATTAATAATATAAATAATATTAATTAATTATAAATAACATGGATTTAATGAAAATGAAAAAAGAAGAATTATTGAGTAAATGCAATGAATATGGAATTAAAAAAGTGAAATCTAAAACAAAAAAGCAATTAATTGCTTTATTAGAAGAACAATTAAATAATTTAATTGTTTCTAATGAACCCACTAAAAAAGAAGAGACAAATGATTCATTGGATCTTTCATGTTATAAATTTATTGATTTGTTTTGTGGAATAGGTGGGTTTCATCAAGCATTACATAAAATGGGTGCTCAATGTATATTGGCGTGTGATATTGACAAGAGTTGTAGAGAAGTGTATACAGATAATTATGGTATTGAACCTGTAACAAATGTAAAAGATATAAATGAAAAAACAATGGATGATTTTGATATTTTATGTGCAGGGTTTCCGTGCCAATCGTTTAGTAACGGTGGTAAAAAAAAATGTTTTGATGATGAAAGAGGATTATTATTTGATGAAATTGTTCGTATTGCAAAAGAAAAGCAACCAAAATTTATGTTTTTAGAAAATGTAAAACATATATTAAAAGTAAGTAATGGTGAAGTAATAACATATATTAAAAATAAAATATCTTTGTTGGGTTATAATTTACAATTATTTCAAATATCGCCACATAATTATGGTATTCCACAACAAAGAGAACGAATATATTTTGTATGTATTCGTAATGATATATATAATGGAAGGGATATTGTATTGCCAAAATATACAGGTAAAATAGATTTTCAAAAATTTTTGGATAAAGATGAGGATATTCAAGAAAAATATTATATTAAAGGAGACACATTAAATGTTCTTGAATCATGGGATGAAATGTTGAAAAAGTTTGAAATTGGAGAAAAAATATCTCCAACTATAATGATAAATGATGCTTTTAATATATATTCTCAAAGTGAATTTGATAGTTTTCCAAATTGGAAAAAAGATTATATTACCAAAAATAAATATTTAATAGAGAAATATAATACTGAATTTATAGAATGGTATAATAAATATTCATCACTTTTAAAAAAAAGAGAAATATATGGAAAATTAGAATGGCAAACAGGACATATACAACATAATGATAGTATTTTCAACCATTTTATTCAAATTAGACAATCAGGAATACGTGTTAAAAAAAGTAATTATTTTCCTACATTAGTTGCAATTTCACAAATTCCTATTTATGGTAAAAAAAAAAGATATATAACACCTCGTGAATGTGCAAGATTACAATCTTTTCCTGAAACATTTAAATTATCCAATGATGACAAGAAAAGTTATAAACAATTAGGAAATAGTGTTAATGTAGATAATGTATATACTGTAATTAGCACGACTTTAAAGAACTATTTATAGGACGACTTTAAAGAACTATTTATAGGACATTCGTTATGTATTTGAAATTGAGGTGATGTATTATATATATCCCCTTTCCATCTTATCTCTACTCTATATATTTTTTTATCAACACACAACCTATAAAATAATTTTGCAGTTTCTCTTTTATTACCTTTTGTATCATAATAATATTGTAAATATTCTTCAAATACTACACTAGATATATCTTCTATTTTTATATTTAGTTTTTTTAGTGTTGTGCTATCATATTCATAAACATCATATTTCATATTACAACAATATAATAATTTTAATAATTGTTGTAATATTACTGATTTATTTATTTCTATTTCAGTTTTTAGTGCTTGCCAATATGGATTATTATTATAAAATAATTTATTCATGTTATCACGTTTTGTTTTATCAGAACGTGTATATCCATTTTCTTTCAAAAATGTTTTTTTTATATTTGTGAGAATTTTATCATTCTCTTTAGACAACATTTTTTGAACACTATAATTTGATTTAGTTGCATTTGTATTTTGCTTAACAGATACACCTTTTATTTCTTTGTTTTCATATTCAATATATATATCACTTTTGGTTTCTTTTCTATCATAACCTTTATTTAATTCACTTATTATTGGATGTTTATTTGTTTTTCCACTAATATATATACATTTAATATTTTCATTATCTAATTCTTTTTGTAAATCTAATTTACGAAATGTAGTTATATAATTATTTACGATTGAACTTTTTTGTATTATATCAGTTAAATAATTACTTCTATCTTTTTCATCATTAAATATTATTTTATCGTATTTTAATGGATCATGAATAAATTCAATTAATTCATCATAATTATTAATACAAGAATACAATAGTAAAATAGGAAATACTAATTCAAATGCATTAAATTCAACAGACTTTCGTGGCATTCTTATGTTTAATATATAACTTATAATTGTATATATTTTTTCAATTTTATTATAAAATTGAAAAAATTATTGTTTCTCTACATTTTAATAAAATAAGAATAGAAATGGAAGAAATCATTAACAACAAATATTGTTTCGAATGTGAAAAAAGAGTGGGTAAAAAAGAATCTGGTGAGTGGAATTTTTATACAGAAGTAATGGGTTCAATTACTACATATAATGTTATAACCCATGAATTAGATGACATATCATTTTATACGTGTTTAGATTGTTATGCGGATAATATTAGTTGGGAATGTAAAAAATGCAATCAAATAATAGATTCAACAAATGAATTTTGCGATGAACTCGGTTCAAGAAAATGTATGAATTGCATTATTGAAGAAGTTGCAAATGACAATATGGAATGCAAATGTAATGTATGTAGAGAACTTTTTGAAATGTATACAATTTCGCTAAAATAAAATAAAATTTATTCAATAACAAAAACCATACCAATTAAAATATAAATTTTCAGTTTTTTTAATTTCACGTAAAATAAAAATTGAAATGTTTATATAAAATATATCCCAAGCCAACAACGCCAATTTGAGACGACATGTCAACCAGAATTTCCAGTGAAGAGATTGAAAACAAGTTGAGTCTTGTTATTCGCAAACCACAAGAAGGTAAAACACTTATATGTATAACCAGTATTATTAATGATCTCTCTAAAAATATTCACATTGTTCTTACTATGAATACATTATCATCAGGGATGCAATTTTTTGCAAGAATGTGTGAAAAAATAGATCCATCAAAAATAATTGTTTTTAATAGTAAAAAAAAACGGCAGGAGATTGTCATCACGCAACAGAAGTGACGCGTATATTTTCAATAATAGAAGAACAGCAACAGAAAAAAAATCCAATTAAAGTCATTGTTTGTTGTGCTCACACAAAAAGAATTCATGATTCATTGCCAATGTTGTTTCAATTTGCAGAAGGATGGCAACCATTTAACATATATAATATTAAATTCAATATTCATATTGATGAAGCACACGCATATATTCCACCAAAGAAAAATAGAAAACAAATCAAAGAATTTAATGCATCACCGATTGTAGAAAGTATTATCGGATATACTGCCACATCTGAAACAATTTGGAGTGAAAATAAAGAATATAGTTTATTTTTCAAAATTCATATCCGTGATATTGAAACAGAATTAGGTATTGGGCGTTCTGAATCCTATTTTGGTTTGAAAGATGTTGAAATTACTTGTTACAATGAAATGAGTGATCCTGAACTTATCAGGAGTATTCCGTGTGATATACCAGAACATATTATATCAATTGCAAATACAGAAACGAAGCGTAAAACGTGGTATGATGATGATTCGTGTTTTGATTTGGGAAATGAAATGCTTTTGTTGGGATTTATCAATTTTATGCTTCCAATGTTAGACATTGCACCAGATAAATTTAGTTATCATTTTGTTCCTGCTTTTAAAAGAAAAGTGACACATTATATGTGTATGGAGTTCATATTAAATATATACCTAACTGCAAATGTCATTGTTATTAACGGAGATGGATTTCAATTATTTAAAAAGAATAGAGATGGTAGATGTGTTAAAATAATGACAAGTATAGACATACTTGAGAAAGTACATAAAATTATGGATAAAGAACGACGATATGAATTATTAACTAAGTTGCAAGAACCATCTGGTATGATTCAACACATGATAACAGATTTTTCAGAATATCCCACTTTTATAACAGGATTTACATGTATTGGAATGAGTGTTACTTTAATCAATCCAGAAATAGGTAATTTTGATAATGTAATTTACTCTCACGAGCATTTTCCACGAGACATAAAATATCAATTATGTAGATTTCTATTTAATTATCATTCTTGGAATCCTGAAAGTAGAGAAAAAATTAAGAAAACACATATTCATTCTTTGAAAGAATCCTTTGTTGAAACAATTATTGAGTATGAAGTGTGTGTAGATAGAATGAATGATGAATTTGTAGGAAAATCGTGTTCGCTTCGTGAAATAAAGGGATTGGAACCATACCAACCTACTTATTCTGAAGAAAGAAGACAAGATCTAAATAAAATAAACATAATAAACAAGCGATTATGGAAAAAGTTCACAGTGAATGACGAAGATGATGTAAAAGAACAATGGGAAAGAGCAAACCAATTTTATGAAGGAATAAGAGGAAAAAGAATTATGGGAAATTCAATGCCAAAAAAGGACGATGGGAATTATTATAATTGCGCTATTTCTGAAAATACAGGTGTGCAATTATCTTCTAAACTTCGTGAAATAGAAACATCAAAAGAAAAATGGGACAACAGATTCCGTTTGATAAAGAATCAGTTGAATTATGCACACGTATTTGTTGGTTATGAAAGATTAGATAATCCATTTGAATACACAATTTTTATTAAATATGTACAGTTAGAAGATACACCTGAAACACGTGAGATTCTTTTAAAATATGGTAAATAATTTATTGTTGCACAGGAATAGTAGAGAATAACCCATTTTCAGGACAAGGTACTTCTTTTGAAACGTATGAGAAACAATTATCTGCTACATCTTTATATTGGATTTTAGATATATTTTGTGGTGTAGGATAAACAATTACTTTTTTATTTTCAGTTCCCATCATATAAACAAAAAATAATCCTATTAAAAAACTAATGATAAATACTTTTAATGAAATATATTGAAACATAATTATATTGAATAGATATAATTATATTACTGAATATAATTAATATTATATTATAATATGTCGAATGAAGTCATTTCGAATCATATAAGAAGTAGAAAACGAACACTAGAACTAAACGAAGATGAAATTAATGAACTACAAAAACTAGATAGAATGGAAGAACTAAATGAACTAGAGGAACTAGAGGAACTAGAGGAACTAGAGGAACTAGAACTAGAACCACATAAAGACAACCGAATTTATTTTTTTAAATTAAATGATTTTCAAAATATAGATACCTTAACTGAATCTCTTAAATTATTAATTATTGCAATTGCACATATAAGTTATAGTTGTGTAAACATACACGATAATGATAATATATGTTTATTTATAGTTAAAAATGATGATGGACTTATAAAAGCTCATAATTTATCAGATGAATATATTAGTATTATTGATATACCTGTTAGTAATATTGTTGAAGACCCAATAGAATTTAATAATATTGAAGGAAGTGACAAATTATTTGGTATGAAATTAAATAAAACAAAACTGAAAGATATATTAACAATAATTAATACAAAAGCTATTCTATACCATGAAAATGATTATTATTTTCATATTACATGTTCAAAATTTAAAAATAATATACTGGAAGATGGGTTATTAACAAGTCCTCCAGTACGCGTAATAAATTATGAAGGTGGTCGTAGAAAAAGAAAATCTTGTAGAAAAAGAAAATCTTGTAGAAAAAGAAAATCTTGTAGAAAAAGAAAATATTGTAGAAAAAGAAAATATTGTAGAAAATAAAATCTTGTATAAAAAATTTATTGGATTTCAGTTCTAATATACATTAAATTATTTGCTGAATTATTATTATCATTATATTTTAATTTTGCATTTTTGGTTGCCTTTAATATTTTTTTCATTTTTTCGTTTGTTGTAAACTTGGTTTGTTGAGCAATAAATAATTCGTATTGTTCTCTGAACTTATATTTATCCTTTTCTTTTACATCTTCTGGTAAAAAGAAATCGTCATCTATTTCTATTTCTTCTGGTCGTATTCGTATAGATCCTTTTTCTTTATCATTATATATTCCTGTTGTTCCTGCATATTTTGCTAAAGAAGCATTTTCAGAAATAATTAATTCAGGATAACCTTCTATTGGTTCTCTAGAATCTAGAGAAAATAAATTATAAAATTGTGGATTATTTTTCTTGAATTTGGATGCTTGATAATAATGTTCTACTGTTTTCCATGTTTTTCCATCTAATACAAATTCACCAATTCCATAATTAGACAAATAATATCTCCAATTTTTTATTTTATTTAATTTATCAAAATTCTTTTCTTGGTCTGTTGGAATTTTTTCTCCTTTTGCTTTTCCTGGAAAAGCATCTGTTATTTTTGTTGTAATTGTAAATTCTATTTCTTCATCATATAAATTACCATTTTCTACAATATTTGGTATTTTATCAACTAATAAATAAATTTCATCAACTGCTTCACCTTCTATAATTTCTTCTTCATCTTCTACTAATTCTTTTTCTTCAATAATTTCTTTTTCTTCATCTTCTATAATTTTTTCTTTTTCTTCATCTTCAACTATTTCTTTTTCTTGAAGAACAATATCATTTATATCTTGTGCTTCAATTAATTGAATAGGTTCTTCTATAATTATTTTTGATTTGGGAACATAATCTTCGTCTTCTTCACTCAAATTAAAAGGTTCAACTTCTATATTTGTTTTAAGTTGTTTTTTTGTGGTTGTCTTTTTAATTGATTTTTTCTTTAATGTTTTTGTTTTTCTAGATGAAGATGATGAATCACGTTCATTTGTAATCACTTCTATTGGTAATGTAGAGAATTCATTTGATAATATGTCATATTTTTTTGGATTTTGAACAAGACGAACTATTTTTTCTTTTTCATCATATTCAACAAAAGGATTTACATATTTTAACATCATAATTTCATCCAATAATCCTACATCTTCACTACTAAATTTTGATAATAATTCTACATAAATATTCACTGCTTCATCCAAATCTTCTGCATTTTTTTCAGTATTAAAATTTAATATATTTATTTTAATATTCTCTATTTGTGTATATAATTTAGATTCTAGTTTTTTTAGTTTTTCATGTTCATTACTATTTTCTATAATATCAAAATACAATTGCATAAAAACTTTTAATTCCAATGTATTTTTATCAAAATCATTCATTATTTTTTCAAATTTATCTGTTGAATAAACATAACCAAATAAAATATCATTCTTGTATAAAATTATTTTTACTTTTAACTTCTCTATATTTTGTTTGAGTAGAGAAATTTTTTCATGAAAATTTTCTATTTTTCCTGTTAGAATTTGTATTTTTTTAGAACATGTATTTGATCTATTTTCACATTCTGCAACAAGTATTTTATTTCCATTCATTTTAAATGTTTTAAATATTGTTGAACCTCCATTCCCACAAAAAATACAATTTGGTTTTTTATTCATTTCATATTTTGATTTTAATTTATAATAATTTTCAATTGCTAATATTACAGTTTCACTTGCTTTATATATTTTTCCCATTTCAGAAATAGATTTAATGGTTTTATCTAATTCAACTATTTCGTTTTCCATATTATATTTAATTATTATAAATATCAAATATTTACATCTGTCATTATAGGTAATCCAGTAATGAGAGATTCAGACATTCTTAATTTTGCATCTTGATAATTTTTTATTTTTGATAATATATAATGTTGTTTTTCTTTATTTTTTGCTTCTTTTTCTTTGGGTGTTAATTTTTTTTTATATTTTATTATTAATATTAATAATACAATAATAGTTAATCCAATTCCTAAAGAAATATTAATGATTTTATTATTATATTGTTCTTTAAATGTATGACATTGTTTTAATGTTTCATTTACATAATATTTCATACCAGGTTCAACTAAACTCATTTATTTATTATGTTATAATATCAAAATAAATTATCCTTATATCTATAATATGGGAGAAACAGAAATAAATGAATTTTCTTCAACAGGACTTACATTTTTATATATAATAACAATCATATTTATTATTATTATTTTTTTTACTGAAAAAAATGATCCTTCACATACTTCAATGGATATTGTTGGAATTGTAATTCTAATGATATTAGAATTTTTTATGGGGTTTACAGTAACTACAAATGTTGCAACATTATTTTTAGCAGTAATTGTTACATGGATTGTTATTTTTCTTCCAACTTTATTAATATATATTGGACCATTAAATCAATATGTAGATGAATTAAATTCTATTTTTTCAAATGTCATTGGATATTTGTTTGTTGCAAATCAAGCAAGTGAAATATTACATAAATTAAATGTAGAGACAGAACCAACAACAACAACAGATTCAAAGATTTCAACTTCAAAACAATTAATTGCACGAATACAAAATAGCAAAAATATTTTTATTAATCAATTGACGCCAAGTAATTTTAATTATTTATGGAATGATTTATTTTCTTCATTATTTGAAGTTGATCCTGGTGAAAAAGAAGAAATTAGAAAAAATTTATTAGAAATTACAAATAAAAAATTTGTAATTGGTAAATGTATTTGGTATTTTTATACTTGCGTTTTAGCAATTACAATTAGTTCATTTTTTATGACCTTATAACATTATAATTATATAATATTTAATTATCATGTAACATATTATTGCTAATAATATAGATAACAACCAAATAGGAAGAATTGTTTTTTTCTTGTATCCCACACCAAATTGTCTTAAAGTTCCATTTACATTATAAATAAATAATGGTTTATCATATTGAATTATAAAATAAATTAGCAAAAATAAAAGAATACTCAATAATGTTTGATATTTTTTAATAAAAAGAACAACCATTTATATAATATTCATATAAAACAATAATTACATTAGACGTATATTTTTTTATTCATCACGATCTCTATCATTATATTCTTCACCTTCGTCATATTCATTATATTCATATCCATCATTCAAATCATCTTCATCTGCATCACCATGTTCTACCTCATCATCATCTATTTCACTATTTTGGTCTGTTGTTGGTTCTTCATTTTCAATTAATATACCTTTTAATAATTCTGTATCTCTCATTTCTTGTTCTACTTGTTTGGTTTTTTTCAAAACAGTAGTATCTATTAAATCATAATCTTTTGTATATTTAAAAACTTTGTCAGATAATCCTTTCCCCCAAATACCTAAACGATGTGCTTTCATATTATTATCTGCTTTTCTTGCTTCATTTGTCATTTGTTGTAATCTATGAATCATTTCACTTTTCTCTATTTCTTTGAATTTAAATTCTTTGTCAAAGACATCTTTATATAAAATATCAATTGAAATTTTGTCTTCATTCATTAAGTTCATGTATGTTACCAATAATTGAATAATAACAACAATAATATTCTGTTTTATACCTGGATTAACATCTATTTTTTCTAGAAAATCTAAAGTAATTTCTATATAAGTAGAGAAAATTGTAAGAAAATAAAATGAAAATAATGATAATGTTATTTCATTATCAAATATTCGCTCTTTTATTTGAGAAAAAATAGGTGTTTGATTCATTAAATCAATTATTTGATTGCAAAAATCATTTTCTTGAATTTTATTTAATATTAATATTATAGTTTCTTTATTTTCATCATTTATTAATTCATTTAATGAAAAAAATCGTTGATAATACTTTATTGTATCATCTTTAATTGAATTAATATCACGTTCAGATAATCCTTGATATTTATTTACGATTCCCTTAAATAATGGTGATTCTATTCCATTTTGAAGAAAATTAGTTGCCAACATATTTGGAAACACTTTTGAAATCTTAAATGTATAATTTTTTATAAATGTAATTAAATTAGAAAAATTAAATAAACTTTTTTTCCAATCAAAAATTGTATCAAAAAATTCATTTATTTCTTTATCTATTTTTTTTGCCTTTTTTGTTAAAAAAGAATGAATATATTTAATTAATTCTTCATTCACATATAAAATATCATCATTTATTTTATCACGTTCTGTTTTATCTACTTTAGTTTTTTTATCAACATTATTTATCCAATGATTTAAAAATTGTAATAAATATTTACTTTTCATTAAAGGATGTTCTTTAATTAATACTTTATCTATTTCTTCGTCTAATTTTTTCTCAGGTAATTCATGAACATTTGTTATTAATAATTTTCTCATATTTTCCAAAGGTTGAATAACTTTTTCTTCTGATATATGAAGATGAATAATATTATCATATCCCACTCTTTGTAATAATCTAATTAAATCGTTATTTGTATAAAGTTTTCCAATTTTTTTAAGTTTCTCTACTTTTTCATAAATAGAATCATTTAAATCAAATAATTGTGAATCAGGTTTTCCTTCTGTACATTTACATAAATGTTTTAAATCATCTGGAATTGGTTTTGGTTTTTCAAAATTACAATAACTCATAAATGCAATATAAATTGTTTCTTCTGTAAATTCTTTTGATAAAGGAGGATATTTTAATTTGGAATTTTTATTAATAAATAAAAATGGAGAAAAAGTCATAAATCTAATATCATATAATCGTAATGAATTATTACGAATATTTTCAAGATAATTATTAATAATTGGTTTTTCTCTAATAAAATAATCAATAAATCTTTTATTGGTATTTAATGCTAAACAACATGAATTTTCCAAATATACTTGATTTGATAAACTTTTTAATTTTAATTCTTCAGAGTTAATAACATCTTGTATTTCTTGTTGAACAAGTAGAGAAAATATAATATTTTTTCCTTCTAAAATATTAATATTATCATATTGAGTTATATCACCACTTTTTATTTTTCTTAATAAACTTTTCTTAAATTCTTCAGAAACATCTGATATATGTGTTTTAATATTTATATTAAATAATGGAGGTAAAAATTGTTTCCAATTACTTATTTTATACATTTTTGGAATAAATTCATTTATTTCTACACCAGATTCTAATTTATGTGAAAGTATTTCAATTTTGGTTTGTTTTCTTCTATCAATAATTGATACACTATCTTGATTATCCATTATTTTCGTGATTGCTTTAGAAATTTCTGTTTCTAATTCATCTAATTTTATACGTGTTCCATCAAGTTTAATTACAGAAAGCCATGGTTGTTCTCTTCTTTTTGTTAAATTATAACTTATAGTAGAAATAAATTTAATAGAATCTTTACTTCCATCTGGATTAGATGGATAAGAGTCCATCGTACAACAATTTTCATTTAAAATAATGTTTGGAATATTGGTTTGTAGAGAAATTAAAAAAGTTGCAATAGTTAAATATAATAAATTACGATTAATATAAACATCATAATCTATTGATTTTAAATCTGGTTTTTTTTCTCTATTTCTTTTTATAATTTCTTTGTATTTCTTTTCATTAGGAAATTTATTCATTTGTTGATAAACAATATTTACAATAAAATCATTTTTTGTTTCATTATCCAAGCGAATATTATTCAAAGAATGACATAATTCATTTATGACTTTTATTATTAATTTATATTTTTCATATTTCATATAAGGTCTATCCATAACTACTGTTGTAATTTCTGGATTACTTGTATCTAATTTTTCTTCTTCTTCTTCATCCAAATAATCTCTAGTTACTACTTTAAAACCATTTTCATATCCTTCTGCACTATCTAATAATTTTTTTTGTATTACATAACCACTATATTTATCAACATATGATTCACCATCATCACCATTTTCTCCTTGTGTTTGAATTATATAATCCAATTTGTTTTGATATTTACTTCGTTCATTTATAAACGTATATGCCAATTCAAATATAAATGTAGGTAATATTTTTGTATTTGTTTTTATACAATAAAACCAATAATGGTCATCTGTTTTATTTGTAGATGTTTTATTAAATGCATCGTATGTATATTTTTCTTTAAACTGAAGAATTTTATCATATCGTGTATTTAAATCACTTATACCCAAAATAACATCTCTTAATTGAATATAAGGAGATTGAATAAATTCTCTATCATATTTCATTTCTCTACTTGCTTCTTCACCTAATTTATATTTCATAATATCATATTTTCCAAAATAAATATAACGTTCAATATGAATCACTTTTTGTAAAATAGAAGAATAGTATTGATATTCTTTATTAATATATTCTTCTAATTGTTGTTCTGTAATGGCAAATTTTTTATCAAATTCAGACAACACCTTATTTAAATTTTGTTTTGTAATCGTTTCTGCAATATTAGATATAGAATTACATTTATTTTCATCATCCATACATTTTTCTTTACTCAAACATTCTTCTTCTTTTAATTCTTCACATGGATTTTCTTTTTCTTCGTGTTTTTCATCTTGTTCTTCTATAAATTCATTTATTTTGGAATCAATCAATAAATGTATATTAGATTGAACAATTCCATAATTATATGTATTTTTAAAATCAGATGTTGTCATTTTAAATAATAATTCATCATTTGTTGGATGTTTATTCGTTTCTGTAATTTCATAAATATCACATAATTCTTTTTTTGGAAAATTCATTGTAATTTTTAAACTATTTTTTATATTTCTTTCATTCAATCTTGAAATCGCATTAAATAAACTATCAAATGCATTTTTCTTAGACATTACATCTGTCCCAAATTCTCTAATTTTATCTTCAAGAAAAGGAATTATACTTCTTGAATAAAAAGTAAATGTACAATCATCTGGATATATTAAATAAGGTTCTAAAAAATGAATTATATTTACTAAAGATAATTTTCCAATAATATATGGTTTTACTAAATTAAAAATATTTTTTGATGTGGGTATAATATTTTCTAAAAATTCAAAATAATTTCCTGAAATGGTAGGTTTAAAATAATTTAATTGATTTTTTTTAATAAAATTTTTATCAAAAAATACATCATGTTTTATTTTTTCGTTATCAATATCATAAACATTTCCTTTAATCACTGCATTAAATATATACGAATAATCTATAAATAAATGACTCAAATGTGTTTTATCAAGAATATTTGTTCCAGGTAATTTAACTCGTGAATAGTCTACAATTGGTTCTGGTAATACTAATAATCCAGTTATGTTTAACATATTCACTGTATTTGGAACAGGAACACGATTTGCAAACATTTTTCCTTCTGTTAATTGATGTGTATCCAATATTTTATCTCCTGATATGTAGATATCTCTTATAAATATATTATTCTCTACTTTATTATAGAATTCTCCTTTTGGAAGAGGAATTGTTTTAATAACATTTGAATCAAAGATTCCAAATTTATTAATTGGTGTATTATCAATCAATACAGAAGTATAATTTTGAATAGGAATACTAGTTAATGATAAAAAGTTCATTGAATCTAAATTCTCAAAGGGCGTAAAATAATTATACAAGTTTTGTAAATATTGAATATATCTAAAACTTTTTTGATTAGATGTTTCACTTTTAAATATTTGAATAATTTCTTCTAGTGGTTTATCTATATCTAAAGATTCATTTAAAATAAATGTAAATTCTTCTAATTCTTCTTCTTGAACACCATATACTTTTTTAATAGTAGAAGTAACTGGAATAATCCATGATAAATATTGTTTAAAAGTATCAAGATTATGAATTAATGGTTTCCACGATGGTCCTTTATTAATTGAATCAATAATATTTCCATATTCATCAAAAGTAGAGAATTGTTTTCTTAATTGCTGGAATCGTTCAATATTCAAATGAATATTATTTAAATTATCATATGTTTTCTCAGAAGAAGATAAATGAGATAACATTGAATTTAATAAATCATTTTTTTGTTCTTCTATATCATAACGATATTTGGAAACATCTACATCTAATAATTGAATTATATCTTCAACATCACCAATAAATTCAATATTTAAATCTTCTTGTGATTCTTCTTGATATTCATCCGGTTTATTGATTATTTTAATTTGTTTTATAGGTAAGTTTTCAGGAATTCCATTATAATTAAAATTAATATAAATTTTTTCTTTAGTATGAGATAATTCAATTGTAATCATATCTTGTTCTAATTCAGTAATTTCTCCAAGAATTTCTCCATAATCAAAAATAATTCGTATCCATGTATTTATAAATAATTTATGTTGTAATGCAAAACCTTCATAATGATTTCTGAATAATAAATCAATATTTCCATTTATTATTTTATCTGAATCCTTTTCACTTAATCTTAAATCTGCGGTAATATCAAAATCTATTCTATCTAAAGAATCAACATGAATTGTTTTCATTTTATGTGAATCAATGTATTCCACATAATAACTTTGATTATTATAAATATCATTTGTGTTATTTGTTATTTTAAAAACGTCTCCCAATTGAAGAAAAATGCTTTTCATTATTATATCTTCTTCTTCAGACATTTACTATATTTATTATAGATATTTATATAATATGATAAACACATATAAAAGAACATTATTATATAAGATTACATTTGTGAATGTCTGTTTTAAATATTGATAATATATTAAACGAGAAGAATATTAAAAATAAAAAATTTGGGAATTATTCAATCATGTTTTATGATAAACCAAATATTGTAGAGTTTAATAATATTAATAGGAATATTAGGTCAGTTGTTATTGATAATAAAGAACAAAAGATTATTTCTATGAGTCCATCAAAATCATTATACATAGATGAATTTATTTCTAATTATCCACAATTTGATGATGTAATTGTAGAAGAATTTATTGAAGGAACGATGATTAATTTATTTTGGGATGTTTATGCTAATAAATGGGAAATTTCCACAAAAACAACAATTGGTGGAAATGTTATTTTTTTTAGTAATAAAACATTTAATCAAATGTTTTATGATACATTGAATTATTGTAATGTGGATTTGTCCATTTTAAATAAACTTTATTGTTATAGTTTTGTTATGCAACATCCAAATAATAGAATTGTTACAAATTTTAAAACACCTTCACTATATTTGATTGAAGTTTATAATCAAGGTCTCTTTATGAATGTAAATGAAGTAATTCAAACATTTATAAATACACGTGTTATGCTTCCAAAAGTATTAGATCATTTTTCTAATTATAATGAATTGATTAATTATTATAACGAGAATAATATTCCTAGTTATTTAATGGGAATTATTATTAGAAAAAAAGGAACAAATATTAGAACAAAAATAAGAAATCCTAATTATGAAAAAATAAGATTGTTAAGAGGAAATTCATCTAATTTACAATATCATTATTTTACATTGGTTAAAGAAAATAAGATAGATGAATTTCTAATATATTACCCTGAATATAGTAATAAAATAAAAAAATATTCATCTATTGATAATAATTTTATTAATAATTTATATAAAAATTATGTTAGTTGTTACATAAAGAAAAAAGATAGATTAAATAATTTTCCAAAAAATTACAAGACACACATGTTTTATATTCATCAAATTTATTTGAATCAATTAAAACCAGACAAAAAAGTGGTTAAATATGAAGTAGTAAAGGATTATGTTAATAAAATGGACAATTCGCTACACATGTGGTCTATTAATTATGATTATTATTAGAGAATATAATTTATTTGTAAAATATTAATAATTATGATTATTATTAGAGAATATAATTTATTTGTAAAATATTAATAATATTAATTATTAATATTTTTTATCTAAAAGAACCAATTAACACGACTCTTTTTTACGCGTCGGTGTCTACGACTTTTACGAGTTCCCTTACCAGCTGCCTTAGCGGCCTTAGCAACACTCTTTCGCTTACGACGACGACCTCCCTTTGTAACTGCACTTGGTGTCGCAGTAGGATTTGTTGCAGTCATTCCTGTACTCATTCCCTTCATTAAATTTGCAAGCTGACTCATACTATCTGACGCCATTTATATATATACATTATATAATATTTTTGCTAAATATTATATAATTTAAAAATAAATGTATTATTATATTTTGAAATAATGCTTATTTAAAAATTTGTTTGAATATTTGTAAATATTTCTTGTGCTTCTTCAATACAATTGGATAAATGTTCTTTAATATTTTCTCTACTTGTAGGTTCATAATATGCAATACGAATTAAACTATCTGTATTATGAGGATGATACTTTTTAAATGCACAAAATGATAACTTTTTATCAGTTTCAAAATATATAATATACATCATATATTCAATTACTTTACCAATGGTATAATCTTCATTTTCTAATATAATATCATAACTATTACTCATTGTATTTTCTGAATCTATAATCAAACTATCATTTGAATGAATAGAGAGTAAAACTTTCTCTAATCGCATTATAATATTTTCACACGCTTTATTTACTATTTCTGTATTTGTAAATACACCTATTGTTTGTATAATAAAATCAAAACTATTTTCTAATACAACACGTTGTCCTTCTAACAATAACCAATTTTTTGTTTCATTACTTACATTTAATTTTGCTTTTTCCCATTCACTTTTTTTTTCATCCAAAATTTTATCTTGCATTATTTTATCTACTGAATAACCATAAGAACAAGCAGAAACACAATTATACATTGCATTTTCTTTGGATGTTCCATAAGATAGTTTGCATGTAAAATGTAATTTTTCTCCAGGAATACTATCTGATATTTTTGGTCTCAATCTTGCAAATTCTATATAATGGAGTTCTTGATCTGGAGATTGCCACGCTTTAAATATTTCATTTGAATCCAATAGTTCTTCACCACGTTTTATAACAAAATCTTTTGTAGTTACATAAATAATACTATCATCTGTTAAATTTTCAACATTTACTTCTAACAAATAATCATCAATATTTTCTATTTCTTCTTTTTTTAAATAAATTGGAATACAACTTAATCTTTGTTTTAAAATCTCATTATTAATTCTACATGTATTTGTAATAAAATTTGCTAAATTCTCAGAATGTGGACTTGTTTTAAATACAATGATTTCAATGTCAGATAATATAGTTCGCCTTATTGCATTTGCAATACTTACATTTACACCAGATAATGTGAAATGAAGTGTATTACTATCATCTTCTTTTTTAGAAGAAACTTTGGGATTCTTTGAATTCATCTTTGTATAATATCATTTATTATTTATATAATATTTAAATCAATTTTATAACTTTACAATTATAAGTTAAAATTTAATATAGAATTACTAATATTATTTTATGAGTTCTATTTTATATTATTCCAATTTTTGTAATCATTGTAAAAAAATACTAGAGACAATTACAAAAACATCACTTATTGATGATATTCATTTTATTTGTATTGATAAAAGAATAAAAGAAAAAGATAATAAAATATATATTATTTTAGAAAATGGTCAAAAACTAATTATGCCAGAAAATGTAGACAAAGTTCCTGCCTTACTTTTATTGAATAATTTTAATGTTTTATATGGTGAAGATATATATAATTTCGTAAAACCAAAACAAACACAAATGGTTAAACAAGCAACAATGAATAACATGGAACCTCTTGCATATTGTTTAGGCGGTGGATCTTGTGGAATTGTATCTGATAACTTTAGTTTCTTAGATATGGATGCTGATTCATTACAAGCAAAAGGAGATGGGGGATTAAGGCAATTACATAATTATGTAAGTTTAAGTAATGAAGAACAAGTAAATATTTATACACCTAGTGAAGACAATAAAACATCTAAATCTCAAAAAATACAAGAAGGATTAACTATAGAACAATTACAACAACAAAGAGATCAAGATATGGCTATTATGAAAAATAAACCAAGACAATATATATAATAATTTAATAATAACTTAAATAATATAAATAATAAAATATTATGTCATTAAGTAAACAAAATATTTTAACCATTTTTAATAACCATTTTATTGAATTCATAGAAGATGTAGTTAGCATTTTTCCAAATGATGTAGATTTAGTAACTGTAAAAAATTATTTTTTGTTGTTGAGAAAAAGTAATCCAAAATTGATTATAACTGTATTTTATAACCATGTGGTTGTAAAATATGAAAAACATATTCATAATGGTGATGTTTCTTTTTTTATAGAAAAAGATTATCAAGAAGATTTAACATCTAATGAACATTCTGATAAAATTATCAATTCTATCAATCGTCTAAGAGAATCAATTAGATTAATGAATGAAAAAAATAAATTAAATACAATAAAATATTTACAAAATTTGTGTAAATTATCTTCTTCTTATTATTTGTAAAAATTTTATCAAAAAGATTATTTATCAAAAAGATTATTTTATAAATATTAATTGAGTTAAACTTAAAGAAAATATTTATAAAATAAATATAATGTCTTCTAATTTAAATTCTTTTTCAAATTTAGGAAATGTATCTGATGAATTTAAAAAAGTTATTAAAGAATTTGTAAATGATATTGTTAATACTTTTCCTGAATATCAAGGGTTGATTTTTAAATGGTATAAAGAAGAAGATAATCAAATCACTGATGAAAGTAGTATATATATATTTAATTATTGTGTATCTGTTTATCCTGAACGATTTTTTGAAATATTATATCAAAATAAAGAATTATTTTCTCCTGAAAGTAAATTAAATACAGAATTTTTACCTGGTATTAGTTTCCGATACCTATGGTCTTGTAATATTACCGATAAAACTAGAGAAACAATTTGGAAGTATTTACAACTCATATTAATTTCTCTAATTGGTTCTATTAAAGATAAAAGTGTTTTTGGTGAAACATCTAAATTACTGGATAACATTAATGAAGATGATTTTAAACACAAGTTAGAAGAAACATTGGATAATATTCAAAAAATGTTTTCTGATTCCAACAATGTAGAGAAACCAAAAAATGATTTTAATCTACCTACACCTGATGATTTACAATCTCATCTCAATACCATGCTACATGGAAAACTAGGTGGATTAGCAAAAGAAATTGCTGAAGAAACTGTAAATGATTTTAACATTGATACAGATATGGATACAAATGACCCACAAGAAATATTTAAAAAATTATTCTCTGAACCTGAAAAATTGATGAATTTAGTAAAGACAGTTGGTAGCAAATTGGATAGTAAAATGAAAAATGGAGATATAAATCAAAGCGAATTATTTTCAGAAGCAACAGATATGATTCAAAATATGAAAAATATTCCTGGAATGGGAAATATTCAAGAAATGATGGATAAAATGGGATTAGGTAAAAAAGCAAAGATTAATAAACCAGCAATGGAAAATAAACTCAAACTAAATAACAAAAGACAAGCACTTCGTAAGAAAATGGAAGAAAAACACATGACCAAAATGTTAAATGAAGCTGCACAAGAAATGTTGCAACAACCTATTCAAAATAAACCTAAATTCACAGATGATGAACTCGTTTCTCTATTTAGTCAAAAAGAGAAAAAACTAAAAAAGAAAAAGGGTTCATTGGATGATTCATCTATTTAATTTATTTTATGTATTCCAATTGATATTTATTGACTTCTCTATATTACGAATATATTATGGATTTATAAAATTACATCTACGGTTTGTAATCCATGTTTTGTGGTTCATAAAATTACAATTTTTAAATTGAAATAAATATTTAGTTTGATTAAATAATCAATTCACTTTACACATTTCAATGCTACGAATATTTGTTTCAAAAAATTCTATTACACCAAACGATATTATTTCTGTTAAAAAAAATGATGATAATGTATTTTCTGATTTTATAAATAAATATATTGAATTATTAAAGAAAGTAGAACCAGAATTTTATGAATTTATAATGAAAATAGAACCAAGATTTCCAATTATCCCTTATACAAAAAAATCTTTATTTTGCATTTTTAATAAAAATGAATATATCAGTCCTAGAAATAATAATTCAACAAATTATCTCATTAATTTAAATTTATTTATTTATAAAACAAAAAAACAATATACAATAGAAATAAAACCACGATTCATTAATTTTATACCAACCCAAACCCCAGAAAAGAATGAATTTGATGATATACATTCAATTCATTTGAATGTATATGAACAACCTAAACCACTATACAATTTTAAACCACTAATACATAATAAACAAACAATAAATCCTACTTTAGAAGAACCAATCTATTCTGAAGAACGACAAATTGAAAGAATTAAACAAATATATGGTTCTAAACGTATATTTAACCTGTAATATTATTATCTATTAACTAGCGATAATAATATTAATTTCGTTTATATGTTTTTTTACTTCTTTTTAAATGTTGTTTTTTTGTTTTCGTCAAATCACTAAATTCCGATTTTATGTTTTTTGCATATTCATAATGATATTTTTTAATTAGATGATCCAACATATCCAATATAGAAAATTGTTCTCCATTTGGTTTATACTTTTTTATAAAAATTTTTATAGAATTTAAATTATATATTATTTTTAATTCACTCAAATAAGATGAAATTATACATTTATATTTATAAAGATTATTTTCATTATATTTTGTATTATGTGATAAACATTTGTCTACAATATCTATATATGATTTTAACATGTAATAATAAGTATTTTTTGTATCTTTTGGAACAACATTTATATCTCTACTATTATTTTTTATCTTGGGTGGCATATTCTAAAACAATATAACAATATTATAAATTTCATTTAAAATGATCAAATTTTTTATTTAGTAAAAAATAAAAAATTTAATAAATAATCTATTTATGACAACAACTATTATATTAACATCAACAGTTAATGTATATAATAATATTCATTGCTGTTATCAAAAAAATCCAAATGATAGAATACAAACTTATTTAACTTCTATATTACAATGGTTAAATTATACAAATTTTAATATAATATTAGTTGAAAATAGTGGTTATAATTTTAATGAATTGGATAAAGAAAAACAAATTTTTAAAAATAGATTTGAATTTATTTCTATGGATGAAAATAAAATAGATAATTTTATGAAATCTACCAATAAAGGAATAAACGAAATATTTGCAATTAATTATGTTTATAAAAACTCAAAATTAATACATTTATCTAATTTTATTATTAAAATAACAGGACGATTTTTTATACCAGAACTAGAAGAATATTTAAAAAATTATGATTTGAATAATTATGATTGTTTAGTTCAAAATAATAGAAATAGATGTGAAATGGTTGGGACTCATTACAAATATTTTAATTATATTTTTTATTTTCATCCAGATATGAATGTTATTGAAGATCTTGAAGATGTATGGTTAAAAAGAACATCAAAATTAAATAATATATTAATATGCAAAAAATTTAATATCACTGCAACACAGCGTGGTGGTGTTAATGAAATATATACAAATATTTAATGTTGTATTCATTATTTATGAAGATAAATATTTTAATAAATTCATTTTAATTAATGATAAATATTTATAATTTGATAAATTACCAGGTTCAATTGCCATATTTTCACCCCATCCATTCCACGAATTTATTAATAGTATATTATTTTTAGAATTATTTGTATAATTTTTTAAAACCTTTTCAATAAATTTATTTTGATTAAATATATTATTATTAATAAATTTACTAGATAAATGTAATTTATCAGGAATGAATAATCTAGCTTTATTATCAAAATCAAAAAAAATACAATTACTATTATCATCTACCTTTTCATTAATATATTTATTATAATCTAATTGATTTGAAGGTTTATCTAGAGATTTATAATTTGGATGAAATGAATAATTATTCATTGATTTATATGTTTTTATCATATTATTTACATATAATATTATACCATTAAAACCATTACTTATACATTCATTATTAATTAAATACTCAAATAATGTTAAATTATAATCATCAATCAAAGATGGGTGGTGAATATAAAATACAGGTTTATTATCATATTTATAATAATTTTCGTGTTTAAAATATTTCATTAAATTATCAATATTTTTATGAAAATTATCTATATCATAAACATTTGTAATAATATGTTTATTAGTATTAAACGCCGCATTATTAGACCAATCCTCATTAGCCCATATAAAAAAAACTTTAAAATCTAATGTTTTTTTAAAAAATAAATCATAACAGTTTTCCATAATAGTATGTTTATGTGTAATTGTGTTATTTGAAAACCAGTAATAATATATTGCAAAACCATATATATCATATTTTTTTGCAATTTCTATTTGTTTATTAATAATATTTTCATCTGTTAAATTATAATTAGTTACTACATTTAAATTATACTCTTTTAAAGAAGGTGTATCCAATTTAAATTTTAAATTATTATTTAACTTAACTAAATTTACTACATCTGTCATTCCATTATAATAATTTACATTATTTTCTGGAATAATATGAAATTGAGGAAAATATACTGCAAATGGTTTGATTTTGTTGTGTATTAATGATGATATACTTTCTTGATATTTATATTCAAATAAATAGTTATATAAATCATTACATATTATATTTGTATTATCATATGAGACATTAAATTTACCATTATACTGTATAATATAATCTAACATGATTTCAAATTTATTATATAACTTTTCATAGTTAGTATATTCATTCTCATTATCAATTACTTTAAAATAATGGTAATTTATATCTGACAACCTTTCAGCAAAAGCACCTATATTATTGTATAAAATTGGTAATCCTGAATTAATACTTTTTGATAATGCATAGGAATATGTTTCCCCATACATATTTAAATGGAATAATCCGTGTATTCTATTGTTTTTTAATACATAATACCAATTTGTTTCATCATATTTAAGGTCTGTAATTATATTTATATTGAACCCTTTATAATTTGTATATTTATCTTTTAATAATAATACATTATCCATTCCTTTGCATTTAGTAAATCCTTGAAAATGAGCAATATTTATTGTATTATTTATATGCGGAATGCGTTTTGTATTATAATTTATTGAAATATCATTGTGTGGATAAACTATACAATTTTTTGTAGAAAAATATTTACTATAATTATTATACGTAAATTGCGAAGGATGTATAACTAAATCTATATTATTTATTAATTCTTTTATATCGTTATTAATACTTATATCATATAAATAAGAATATTGATAAAAACATTCTTTATTATGGCTTATATTTGTATTACCATTTATAAACCAACAAAAATCATGTATTGTTAATATTATTTTAAAATAATATTTATTTTTTAAGGTTATTATATCTTTTACTAAAATATCACAAAAAAGTAAATGCTGTAAAAATAATAAATCGTATGGTTTAAATTTAATAGAATATAACTCTTCAGTATTTTTTATAAAAATAAAATTATTTTCTTTATAATTATTTATTATATCATCTAAATATTTTTTACTACCACCACAAGATACATTACTTATTATATAAATAATACGTTCATTAATATATTCATTTCTAGGTGTTTCGCATTGAGTATCAGTATTACTTTTTTTAAACATATTTATAGCTATTATAAATATTTAAAAAAAATACTGTATATTATTAACTTGTGTGAAATATCTTTCAAAGATAATATAATAATTTATATATGAATAATAACACACCATTTTGGGGAAATCATCCAGAAGTATTATTAAATAAGAATGAATTGTTGGAATTATGGCCTACACCAGAAATGTCTTATGAATCTAAACTAAACTCTATTACACGATTGATTCTTTTATTAACAATGTTTGGATTTATTTTTACATTTTCTCTACAACTTTTTTTCATAGGAATGATTACTATTTTATTAATTTATTTTTTGTATTTTACGAAATTTAAAGAAGGATTTGATTTAAATAATTTAGTTCCTACAACATTAGGAGAAAGTATTTTAGGCAAAAAAAATAATTCACAAAAAATTATTAATCCAGAAACATTACAAGAGAACATAAAGACTGATTTTTATCCAACATCTAGTAAAAATCCATTTTCTAATGTATTACAAACAGATATTAAATATGATCCAGATAGGAAATCTGCACCTCCAGCATTTAATCCTCAAGTATATGATGATATTACTGTTTCTACTAAAAAAATGGTTCAAGATTTAAATCCAACTATTTTGAATACAAATAAACAATTATTTGGAGATTTATATGAACAATTTAATTTAGATCAAAGCAATAGAATATTTTTCTCTACTGCCAACACAAGAGTAGCAAACGATCAAGGAGCATTTGCTAATTATCTATATGGAGATATGCCTAGTTGTAGAAATAATGATACTTTAGAATGTGTAAAAGACAATTTTAGATATATTTTATATTAATATTAATTATAATGGCATTTGTAACAAATTTTAATTTTGATAACATGTCAAGAATTGGAAATGATGTTTGTTTTCAAGACCAAAATACAATTCAAAATACAAGATCATGTAATTATAATCTACAAAATTATTTTGCAGGCGATTGTACTATGACTAAACCAATTCAATTAGCAACATCTCAACCTGGAATCAATTATAATGGAACTAGTAATGTAGGTGTAGGTGGATGTATGGTAGATACCAGTAGTAGATTATTGTTTGGGAGTGGTGAACTACATCCAAAATGTAAAATTGATTTATTTCAACGTCCTTTTGCAACAGTCCCTTATTTAGGAAGAGGGTCGGTTGATCCTGTTTTGGAAGCACAAATACAACAAGGTGAATTATTTACAAATAAAAGAACTATTACACGATTACCTGAAAAAAGTTATTTAAAATATACAAATACACCTCTATTACCTGATATTAAAAATAGAGTATCTAATCCTTCATATTGTGTTGAATCTGTTGCATCAGATGGATGGGTTCGTGGTGGAATTCCATCTAGAGAATTAACAAGAGATAGAGAAAGTTATAATAATAAATAATAATTAATAATTTAATAATTAATTATATGATATCATATATGTCATATAATTATCAATTCGTTACTACTTATTCGTTTTATGATAAATTATTATATTTAAATAATCCTATTAGTTGTAGATACTCTTATGAAAAAGAAAAAGAATGTAGAGAATCCGACCAAACACAGCCAGAAACAGATTCTGATTCAGACCTAGATGATATTGATGAACAATTTACTAGTAAATATTTATACGACAATGAATTATTACATGCATTTCATATGGAAAAATATGACGCAAATATATTATCTAATAAAATATTACAATTGTATGATTTTTTAAAATCACATAAAGATACCTATCCTGATATTCACAAATTATTACAAATTGCTGATGAAATGTCTATGAAATATATTTTTAAAAGTGATCAATTTAATGGGTTTATGATTTTATTTTCTTTTGATTATTTTCATATTACACATTTATGTATTTGTGATATCTTAAATGAAGAATCTTTTGGAACAATTTGCAAAAATAATTTTGAATTTTTAATAAAAAATATAAATACTTAATTTTTCTTAATAAATAATATATTTTTATATATAATGTCTTCTACCAGAAATATTAACACAAGAGGAAATTATCAACTACAACAAAGACAATTTAATGAATCAAAACAATATAGTTTATATGTTAATTCACCTTATGGTGAAGCATATAATACCAATTTGGCAGGTGTAGGTCTTTTACAAGGATATACTCCTTGTAATAAATTATCGGCAAATCCTATTGAAACTGAATCATTTTTATTTGGAATTAATTCTACTAATTTAGTAAATCCTGCACCTAAATTCAATGCAGAACCATTATTTCCAAGTTATGTAAATTTATATAAACCAAATCCAACTATTATGCCAAATCCATTAGTTATCGAAAGAAATAGACCATTTCCAGTTTAATAATTTTATTCTTAAAAAACGATTTTATTCTTAAAAAATGATAATATTATTTTATCTAGACAAATACCATAAAACACGTAATAATAATTAAATATTTAAAAATATGATTAAATATTTAATATGATTTTAAATAAAAAAAATGTTATAAATATCATTTATTTAATATAATTAAATTATATATGTCCCATTTTAAAGGGTTTGGGGATGGAAATAACTCAAATGGACAATTTTGGTATGGGAATAACGGATTTCAATATAAAAAAAATGGTGGAGGTGGTTCTCGAAGAAATCCTCCTATCGGATTAATATGTAATAAACCTACATATTTACATAATAAATATAAACCTGGAACCGGTGGCGTTGGATCATCTTCTATTGCTATTAGAAGAGCTAAAAATAGACTAGCTACGGTTTGTGATAATAATAATTGTGGTAGATTCTACAATTATTTAGGATTAGGTATGAATTTCCCTAACCCTAACCCTAATCCTAATCCTAATCCTAATCCTAATCCTAATCCTATAATATTAAATGGTACTGTTATGTATAGTTTTAATATATTACAACCTATTACTTTATTTTCAGAACCTATGTCTTTATATAGTTTCACTCCAACAATCAACCTTGATGAAATACCTGTTCCAATAATAATTGATGGAGGTCAAATGACTTATACTAAACGTATAATACAAAATGGAGAACAAATATTAATGATAATTGATTATCAATATAATACTGAATATACTGAAACAAATGATGGGTTCTCATTTTATACAACCGACGGTTCAACTGTCGATTATTATAATAATAAGACTTCTAATCTTACAATACTATATTATAATGATGTTCCTATAGCAAAAAATGGATACCAATTTAGTGCGTTATCTGACTTAACTATCGAAGATAGTGCAGGCACTCCTAGAATAAATTTAAATACTAACTTAAATTTTTGCTTTTACAATTGTATCAATTTCAATCATTATATGAACAATTGGGATTATAATAATGTAATTAGTTTGGAATCTATGTTTCATGGTGCAAGTGCATTTAATAACGATTCACAAGAATTTTATTTGAATACAAGTTCTGTTTTAACAACAACTAGAGGTCTGTTCCGTGATGCAAGTCTCTTTAGACAAAAGGTTAAATTTTTAAATACAAGCAAGGTTACTACTATGGATTATAAATTTCATAATGCTATTAATTTTAATAATGATATTAGTCTATTAGATGTTAGTAGTGTAATAACTATGGAATTTATGTTTAACGGTGCAACTGCATTTAATAATGATTCTCAACCATTAATATTGAATACAACTTCTGCTTTAACAACAACTCATTCTATGTTTTTTAATGCGACAAATTTTAATCAATTAGTTTCTTTTAATGATACAAGTGGTGTTACTGATATGAGTTCTATGTTTCATAATGCGATAAAATTTAATCAAGATATTGGTAGTTGGAATACTAATAATGTAGAAAACAAGGCTTCTATGTTTCAAAACGCAACAGCATTTAATAATGGTGAAACTACAAATACAGGTTCAAATCCAATTAATTGGTCTTCACCAAAATGTAAATCATTTGCATATATGTTTCAAAACGCTACTGGATTTAATCAAAATGTAAATTATTTATTAAGGGACGGAACAGGTGATAATTGTTCATTAGAAAACATGTTTTTCAATGCAACAGCATTTAATAATGGCGGTGGAATAAATCCATTAACTTGGAATACAAGCAAATGTACAAATATGTCAGGGATGTTGAATAGAACACGTAATTTTAATCAACAACTTAATAGTCCACTAAATAGTCCACTAAATAATTATTGGGATACATCAAGTTGTACAACAATGTCTTCTATGTTTGCTAATACTGATGTATTTAATCAGACAATTAATTTTACAAATACAACCAATTGTACAACTATGGCTTCTATGTTTGAAAATGCCAAGTTATTTAATAATGGTGGCGGTGGAATAAATCCATTAATATTTGATACATCCAACTGTACATCATTTTTAAATATGTTTAAAACTGCTTCACAATTTAATCAACAACTTCTTGATCCACAAGGTAATACTTGGAATACAACCAAATGTACAACTATGTCAGGTATGTTTCAAAATGCAATAAATTTTAATAATGCCGGACAACTATTAAACATGTCAGCATCCATGTGTACATCATTTACAAGGATGTTTGATAATGCGATTGCTTTTAATCAAGAATTACCAAATTTAGTAAATACTTCTGGTGTTGCAAATTGCGATATGACAAATATGTTTTATGGCGCAGCTAAATTTAATAATGGAGGTAGTAATTCTATAGGTAGTTGGACTACAACTAGCGTTATATCAATGGCAAATATGTTTGAAAGAGCAACCTTATTTAATCAACCACTTAATCTATGGGATACAAGAAACTGTACATCAATGGTAAATATGTTTAAATTTGCAACAGCATTTAATCAAGATATTAGTGGATGGGATACAAGTAAATGTACAAATATGGCTTCAATGTTTGAAGCAGCAACAGTATTTAATCAAAATATTAGTGGATGGGATACTGGTAAGGTGACAAATATGAGTTTTATGTTTGGTGCATCAATAGGAACAACCGCATTTAATCAAGATATTGGTAATTGGGATACAAGTAAATGTACAAATATGAGTTTTATGTTTGTTAATGCAAATGCATTTAATCAAAATATTGGTAATTGGAATACAACTAAATGTACAAATATGGCTTCTATTTTTCAAAATGCAATAAATTTTAATAATGCCGGACAACCATTTAACTGGACAGCAGCATCCAATTGTACATCATTTGTAAATATGTTTGCTAATGCAAGATTTTTTAATCAAAATGTAAATAATTTATTAAGTGCTGGAACAGGAGCAACTTGTTCATTAGCAAGCATGTTTAATGGTGCATTAGCATTTAATAATGGTGGCTTAAGTTTAATCTGGGATACACGCAATTGTACATCATTTGTAAGTATGTTTTCTAATGCAACTGCATTTAATCAAAATGTAAATAGTTTATTAAGGGACGGAACGACTAATTTATGTTTATTAGCAAGCATGTTTAATGGTGCAACAGCATTTAATAATGGTGGCTCAAGTTTAATCTGGGATACAAGCAACTGTACATCATTTGCAAGTACGTTTCAAGGTGCTCGTGCATTTAATCAACAACTTCTTAATCCACAGGGTGGTTCTTGGGATACAAGCAACTGTACAACTATGGCAAATATGTTTAATGGTGCAACAGTATTTAATAATGGTGGACAGTCATTGACATGGAGAGCACCGAATTGTACATCATTTGCAAGTATGTTTTCTAATGCAACTGCATTTAATCAAAATGTAAATAATTTATTAAGGGACGGAACAGGTGATAATTGTTCATTAGCAAGCATGTTTTACAATGCAAGAGCATTTAATCAACCACTTAATCTATGGGATACAAGTAAATGTACAAATATGGCAGGTATGTTTGAATCAGCAATAGTATTTAATCAAAATATTGGTAGTTGGGTTACAAGTAAATGTACAAATATGAGTGTTGTGTTTTCTGGTGCATCTGTATTTAATAATGGTGGACAGTCATTGACATGGAGAGCATCACCCAACTGTACATCATTTACAAGTATGTTTCAAGGTGCTTCTCAATTTAATCAAAATGTAAATAATTTATTAATGGACGGAACAGGTGATAATTGTTTATTAATAACCATGTTTTCTGGTGCATCTGTATTTAATAATGGTGGTGGAATAAATCCATTAACTTGGAATACAAGCAAATGTACAAATATGTCAGGGATGTTTAATATGGCTCGTGCATTTAATCAACAACTTATTGGTACAGTAAATAATTATTGGGATACATCAAGTTGTCAAACATTTGCAACTATGTTTTCTGGTGCAAATGCATTTAATAATGGTGGAACAAGTGGAACAAACCCATTAATATTTGATACAAGCAAATGTACATCATTTGCAAGTACGTTTCAAAAT